TTGCGGCGTCAGCGCTTCAATTCCGTGAGAGCATCGAACGAGTGGCCGTCCAGCAGCTTGTCCATGCCCGCGATCCAGTCCGGGTGATCGCCGATGCACTCGCCGTCGTGCTGGCGCAGGAACATGATCATCCGATAGAGTTCGTTCGAGCGAAGGTGCGCGCGGTCCAGCGCGAACTGCGTCAGTTCGCCGGTGACGGGAGCGTGCGCGGCGTTCTCGTTCCGCGTCTCGTCCTGCTCATCGAAAATTCCGTTGGCCATTGTGATCTCCTGTGGTGGCGTTACGAGACAAATTCGATTGGGTCGAGCGGGTCGAAAGCGCACCGTTCGCCGGTTCCTTCGCACGTAGCGCACTCGATGCCAGGGATAGCGCTCCCCTTGCCGCGACAATCCACGCAGGGCGCCGGATGGTTGGTCAGCAGATCATGTGCTGCCTCCTCGCGCGTGCGACCGTAGCCGATCCGCATGCAGCCAGCGTCATTTGGCTCGTCGCCGTCGTACCATGCCGACCAATCGAATTGACGCGGCGGGATCGGCTTCATCCAGAACTCGGTTGCGATCTTCGGCATCGTCAGACCCGCTTTTGACTTGTCGGCGTGATCGGAATAGCTCCACGCATCCTGACGAGTAGGGCAAGGATGTTGCTTTTCTTCAGGCCGCCCGGCGTCATGGCGTGCGCGCGCTCGACGTGGGGCTGCGCTTCAAGGATCATATCCTGAAGTCGGGCGATTTCGGCTCTGGCTTCGTCCAATTCGGACACGGCTCAAGTCTCCTGTGGTAGCAACATTAAACTCCAAGCACTTCATCCCATCGCGCCTCGCCGAGCGTCAGATAGTTACGGAGGGCCGCGGCGGCTTGGGAAGGAAGGATCGCCTCCCATGCCTCGGTCTCGATAACGTTTGGGCAGAACAGGTCGATGAGATCGCCGGGCAGATCGCCGAAACGCAGATCGCCGGCCGGCGCAAAATCAGTTCCACAGAACAAGTCGGCGGTCCCGGCAATACACGCCGCCGTCTGACAATCGGCGACGGTATAGATATTTCCCATGTTGAATGCGCCGGTAAAACCGACAGGCGGCTTTCTATTCTCATTGTAGAAACAGTCGGTGTCGCAGACACGAACGTGTGTGACTTCCTCGCGCTCCAAGAGGCCGAGAACCTGGATAAGGCCCTCAAGCTGCTTGTCGGTTATGTCGAGGTCGGCGGCGCTCTTGAAGTTTTGTGCGAGCATTTTAGGTCTCCTGATTGGTGATCGGACGTTACCGTTCCTCGTCGTCGATCGCGGCATCGCCGATCATCTTTCCGTTGGAAAGATCGACCACCGCGCCACTGTCGAGCCTGACGCCCATCGCCACGTCGCCGAGGCGATAGTTATTGTTGTTGCCACGCAGATGGTAGTAGGTGTCGCCGACGACGCGCACCACGAACCACTGGTTCGGCTCGGTCTGCCCCCAGTATTTGCTGCTGCGCTTGATGCGAGCGACGAGCTGCTGTCCGCTCATTGCCGTGCTCCGATCTGACGTTATCAGCCGACGTTGCCGTGGCCGTTGGTGATCTTCTCGACCGGCACGCCCTTCGCGTCGGCGACGGAGCGCAGGCGCCGTGCGTGCTGCTCGGGCGTGGCCGCAGCCTCGCGCTTCGCTAGCTTGTCGCCCTCGGTGCCGACGCGCGGCTGGCCGTCTTTGCGGGTCATGCTCATTTGCGCTTCCTCCTGTAGGTCGGCTCTGCCGGGACTTCCTCAAGCCCGATGGCGTCGAGGATCGCGGGGCCGGGCTTCTGCTTTCCACGCTGAACCCGGCTGACATAGGTCGGGTCCAGGTCGCCATACAGGGCGCCGAAGGCTCTTGCGCCGCCGGCCGCCGCGACCCTCCGGGATAGGAGGGCGCGCATCTCGTCGGCGGTCATAGGGCTTCCTTTCATGGCATGTACGCCGTCATGATTGCCCGCCCGATGACTGTGGCCATTGCCGGAGGGTTGGCATCTCCAATTGCCTCGACGGCAGCATTTCGGTCCAACCAACCGGAAATCCCATTAGCCACTCGCAAACCTCGGGGTGGACCCGCATACCAAGGGTTTCCGGCAGCGGCTGCCCGCGCGACTCGGTCAATCTCTTGTGGGACGGCTTGCCAGGAGACCGATAGTCTCGCGAGACAGGGGTGGGCAAGAAGGAACACTCGCCGGCGGATATGAGGCGCACCAAGATCGCAAGCCGCGAACTCAGCTCGGGCGCAGTGGAAGCCAGCTTGCGCCAAATCTCGCGTGACTTCGGCTTCCCACGCCGCATTTCCCGGCGGCTGCTCCACGACAAACCATTTTGCTCGGGAGTTGAGCCCGATGCGGAGCATGTCGGGCCACAGGCTATCCCCGGTTCGCCGTCCATGGATCGCAGCACTAACGCTCGTGCGCTGGCAGGGAGGACCACCAAAGACGATATCGCACTCAGCGCGCTCAAAAGTGCGGACGTCGTCATGCAGGGGGATGCCGGGATAGTAGTGCGCGATGAGCCGCTGGCGTTGCGGCTTGATCTCGACGAACTGGACGGTTCGGAATCCGCCAGCGGCGTCGAGTCCGAGCGCATGGCCGCCGATGTTGCTGAAGAGGTCAAGGACTTTCATCCCACCTTCACCGGGCGACCCTGCGCCTTGGCGCGGGCCACAAACTCATCCCGAGCCTCGACGGTCGCGAAGTAGCCTTCCCATCCCGTATCGGTCAGAGTGACCTTGAGCCCGGACTTTGCCCGCCTGGCCTTCACCGCATCAATCAGTTCCGTGCCGATCATTACCCCGTCTCCTAGTCTGGCATCCTCTATGTAGACAAAATTAGTCTACACGTCCAATCACGAAATATTTCATCCACTAAGGGGTTTTTCCGCTATGCGGAACGCCCTCGGGCTGCGGTGACGCGCCACGACCGCGGGCTTTCTCGATCGCCTGTCGGCGCATGACGCGGGCGTCGTCGTAGAACGGGAAGCAGGTTTCGCACAGCTCCGGGATTTCGTTGCCCTCGCACTCCTCGCAACTGAGGTGCAGCAGCTCGGCCATCTCCTGCCGCAGGGCGGCCTCGAATAGGTCAGGGGCGGCGGCGATCACGTCAGCATCGGCGCTATTGGCGATGTTGACGGCGACGCTCCCCGGCCTGCCGGCGGGCAGCACGTCGAAAACGCTCTCGCCAACAAAGACGATCCACGGCGGCGGCGTGTAGTCGGTCATTTGCTTCCTCCCTGTAACGATCCATTATCGGCCGTGCACTCGCGCGACCTCTTCCTCGCATTCGGCGTTGTGCTTTCGCGCCTGGTCGGCGGCCCACAGTCGCGCCTTGTGCTTCTCGACTACCTTCGCAAGCTTTTCCTGCACGCGCATATCGAGCTTGTCGCCCTCGATCCCGAAACACTTGGCGAGCAATTCGAGATAGACGCGGATGTCGGCGATCTCGTCCTTGATCTCCTCCGAAAGATCGGCGCCGTCCCGCCAGCGCTTCTTGATCATGTTGGCGAGCTCGCCGGCCTCGCCACAGAGGGCGAGCGCGAGAAACCGTTCATCCGAATTGGAGTAGGCCGGGAAAAGATGGCCGGTCATGCGCTCATGCAGATCGTAGAGGTTCATCGGTTGCTCTCCTGTAACGAGTTCTTTCTGCGGGACTTCGCCGCTCGCGCTCGTTCCGTCCAGGAGTGGTCACATCCCTCGACACCGTTGCAGATCGGACAGGGAAGATACTTCGGGAGCTTTTGGTAGTCGACAAACAGCCCGGTCTCCGGGTGCTGAAACCACGGGCCATGAAGCTCCAGAATCTCACGCTCACTCATTGTCTGTTCTCCCTGTGACGGGTCTCATTGCGCGGAAAGCGTGCCTGTCTCGTAAAGCTCGCGTTGGTCCATCGAATGATGGACGACCACGCCGTCATCGTCTGTCGGGTCACACCAGCATTCCGCCCATCCGTGGGGCTTCAAATCATCGATCGGCCTGACGTGCGTTACGCCGTCATCGGCAAAGGTGCATTCCCATCCCTGTTCCGATCTCATTTGAAATCCCGCAGCGCCACCTGAATGCCTGCGATGAGGCGGCTCTTGGCCATTGCTGCGTCGGTCTGAATGTCCTGGCAAAACCGATCGTACAGGCCGCCGGCTATTTGAAGCGCGCGTGCATCCGGGTCCCACGGGATGCTGAGGGTTTTCCCGCAGCACCACCTGCTTCCGTCAGGTTCTTGCCACATGCCCATACATTTGCATGGGGGTTCGGAGAACTTCACGTATCCATCGGGCGCTGGCATTTGTCGCTTTCCTTCGGTAACGGGTCTTGACTGGACGGCGGCATTTGCGCCGCCGAGCCGATCACGACGTGAGTTCCTTCACGATCCACATCACGGACTGTTCGAGCGACGTCATGGCGAGCGCGTTGTAGCGGCCCGGCTTGACCTGAGCGAACAGCTCCTCCATCTCCACGGCCTTGCTCTTGAGCGCGTCATGCAGCGCCTTTTCGTCGTCCGTCAGTGCGCGGTAGCGCGGCCGGAACCGACTGACCGGAATCGCCGTGTCCGCCTGCCGGGCGTCGGGCTTGCCTTCGAATACGTGCGTCATTTCTTCTGCTCCATTCGTCTGCTTGATAAGCTGCTTCCTCACGCGGTACGCCCTTGTGCAGCCAACGCCAAAAGACCTCGTCATAGGTTTTGGGTTTTCTGCGAATATCTGTCATCGCCGCGGCACTTCGATCATGATGGTTTTATCCTTGAGGTGATCCGGGATGCCGTCGGTTGGCAGCATTGCGGTGAGGCCGCCGCCCTTGCGGATCACGACCGTCTTGCCGATCTCGGCCTCGATCGCTGCGAGCTTGTCGAGATAGTTCTCCTTAGTCACGCCCTCGATGTTCGTCGGCATGCCGGGGCACTGCGCCGCGATCGTCTTCTGCATCTCGCTCCAGAGACCCTTGTCGGCGAAGTGGTGTGTCCAGATCGGGTGACCCATCAGGTATTCGGCCGCCTCGTGCATCTTGGAGAAGTCGCAGAGCAGCGTGCCGCTCGACAGCGACGCGATTACCGCGGTCGGAAATTCTCTCGTCTCGACGGCCGAACTTACCTTTTCCATGTTATTCCCCTGTTTTGATTGATTATTTACGATCTCTAGACAGATTTCAGAAAGCCGACGCCACGGCGCTGGCCGCCCGATCCATCCGATTCCAGTTTGGCTTGGCGCATGCCGTCCAGGCGGGTGAAAACGGCATCCTCGTCCTGGTCGAAGCACTTGATGGCGATGATCACTTCGCGAAGGTGCGCGATGCTGTAGCCGTCTGTTCGGTTGACCCAGCGTTCCAGCGCATCGCGGTCGAGTGCTGATTCTTTGGCGCGGAAGTAGACCCGGCGAGCATCGGCAGACGGCATCCCGACGTGCATGATGGTATCGAAGCGAGACGGGCGATCGACAAAGCGCCGGTCGAGATATTCGGGATAGTTGGTCGTCGCCACATGGACGACGTTCGAGATTTGTGTCTCACCATCCAGCAGCGCGAGATAGCCGTGGTCTCCGTATTGCTGCACTAGGGCGTCCAAGTCCTCCATGATCGTGATCATGGGGCGCTCGGGCTCGATGCGGCGCAGCAGCCCGATGCACATCGTCGCGAGGTGAGGGTGCTCAACGAAGATGACGACGCCGCGGTGCAGCCTCACCAACTCCTGCGTCATCTGCCAAATGGCGCTCGTCTTGCCGCTTCCGGGCGGCCCCCACATCAAAAGGCCACGTTTGAAGGTGAAGCCGCGTTCCGAAAAGTTCTTGCGCAGCGTCCAGAATTTCTTGAATTCGGCGAGAAGCTTTTCGACAGCGCCATCAGGAAGCGCCAATAGGCTGTCGATCTGGATGGGCATCTTTTCGAGGAACGGACCGCGGTTTGAATCGCGACACCGGTACGCGCCGGGCGGCAACTCGTTCACTACCTCCGAAACAGGGAAATAGGCGTCGCCGCTCTGCGCCCAGCACCGTGCGCTGGCGGCGATCCGTGCCCAATCGCTATCGGGGGGCGACGGCTGGGCCGCCGTCTCGCCCACCGATCGAGGATAGGCACCGCCTTGAGCGACGCGAGTCCCAACGATCTCTGTAAAATTGTCAGTCATTCTAGGTAACCCTTTCTTCTGATTGCTTATTCCGAGACAGCGGACAAATGTTGAAGCGCGGCGCGCCCGATGAATTCGCCGTAGGCCGGCGGGATTGCTTGCGAGAGAGCCGCCATCGGCATCCAGTCGATCCCCATCGCCGCTCGAGCGGCGTCAACCGAGAACGTCTGCCGGTCGCGGTTGCGCACGACGTTTTGCTGCGGCGTGTTGCCGGTGATCGTGATGGTGCGGCGCCGATCGCGGGCGTGCTCGCCGTAAATGCTCACGGTTGCTTTGCCATGCCGGCAGGTCGGGGCCAGGATGATGAAGCTGGTTTCAAAGTAACGATGGCGCCGGAGCTCGGCACCGCATGGTGTCCGCAGGTCGAACATCGTCCCGCAGAGCCGCAGTGTCGATTTGAGAGGCGAGCCCGGCACGTTCTCGATCGCGTAGGGAACGCCGCTGGCGCGCAGCAGCTCGCGGGTTTGCGGGATCAGGTCGGCGTGCGGCTTCGCGTTCCACATCTTTCGCAAGGCCGTGTGGGCCTGACATGGCGGGCTCGCCCAGATGAAATCGAACTGCCGAAGATCGAACGGCGGCCGCAGCGCGTCGGCCTGGACGAACCGGAACGGATATCGGGGCTGCGGCCGGATATCGACGCCGATCACGTCGAAGCCCGCACGGTGCAGCCCCATCGAGGCGCCGCCGGCGCAACAGAAAAGATCAAGTGCGAGCGGCTTCATTGAAATGAATCCCTAAGCCCTTGTTTGGAGTGACGTTTCATTTTCGCGGATCATTTGCATCGCGCGCTTTGTTCGAGCGAGCAGTGAGGCGACTGCCAGATCACGTAAGCCGCGTTGATGGTGGTGTAGGTCGCGAGCGCGACGAGCAGAGCGGCGAAGAGGCGGGAGAGGATCATGCGGCCGCTCCGTAGTAGCGCGAGCGCGGCTCGTTGCCGTCCTGGTCGTTGTCCCATGCGTTGAGGACGGCCGTCGCCGTGTCGGACGGCAGAAACTCGAGCAGCGCGTCGGTGGCGAGGCCGTCGCCGTTCCACATGAGGTCATAGGCGCGCTGCGCCATCGCTTCGCGCAGGCGGTCGGCGGCGTCGCAGCTCGGGAGCATGTTGAACAGCGTGCGCTGGCGATCGATCCGGCGTTCCTCCACGGCGTCGTGGGTGCGGCCATCCGCCTGGCGCGCCTCCAGCTCCTGCGCCTGCTGGCGCAACGTCTCGACGAGCTTCGCCGGCGCGCTGGTTTCCTCCAGGCGCATCGCCCAGACCCGCAGCATGTGGATCTGGCTGCGGTTGCGCGTCACCGCCCGCCCCCATGCGCCACCCGTAACCGCTCCAGGAGCTTGTCATTCCCGACGGTGATCCCGCCTGCTTCTGACGCGCAGCCAGGATCGTCCTCGGGGAGGGTGGTGAGGTGGGCGGATCGGCTGTGCCGGCGAGCGCGAACGGGCGCGGAACGCGCCGAGTGGTCGCCGATGCCAGCTATGTCCGTTTTTGTGTCCGTCGCGGACGTATTTCGCTGCCGAATCGGTCTATCGGCAGCAGCGCCGGTTGACGGCGCGCCGTTGAATTCGTACGGCTTTTCCTGCCGGAGAGGTGGCCGAGTGGCTGAAGGCGGCGGTTTGCTAAACCGACGCTGTTCTCCCGAGGAAATCATCACTTTCTCTAGCCCCCACAACATGTTGTGACCTATTTCGCGGCCGAGGGAATCGGCTGCTGTGTCCACATTTGTGTCCCCTGGTGCTGCGATTGGCGCGCCTCTTCGGCGGTCAGGAATTTCAGATAGATCTCGGTCGTCGTGATGCTCTTGTGGCCGAGCCGCTGCTGTAGGTCGTAGAGACCGAGGCCGGCGCGCAGCCATTCGACGGCGTGCAGATGGCGCAGGTCGTGGAAGCGGAACGGCCGAAATTCCGGCTCGCGCCCTTCCTCCTTCGCGGCCTTCGCCTCGGTCGCTGCCACGTCGCGCACGATCGCGGCGAACCGGCTGGACAGGTTGCGATAGGGTTCGCCCTCGTCATGCCAAAACAGCCATGGCGACTTGGCGTAGGTTGGCAGGCCCCGCAGAAGCTCGTAGGCGCCCCCGTAGTCCAGGCCAATGACCCGCAGCTTGTTGCCCTTGCCGATCACGGTTAGCTCGTGGCGCTCGTGGTTGATGGCCGCGCGCGTCGCGGTGACAAGCTCCTCAAGCCGGCATCCGGTGAGCCGGGCCGCGCGGATAAGGGCTGCCATGAGGCCGGGGGCGCGCCGGATGACGCGATCGACGTAGGTGGTCTCGGGCAGCACGATAGGATCGCGCCGCTCCTTGAGCAGCCGCAGGCGCTCTAGGGCCGGATTATCGCGGCGCCAGTTCTGGGTTTGGCAGTAGGTCAGGACCGAAGCCACAGCCCCGAGGTCGCGCCGGAGCGTCGCCGTGGTGACGTCGGCCTTGCGCCGGCCGTTCACCAGGTCGACCACCAGGGCCGCATCCACTTCGTCCTGGTAGCGCCCACGCAGCCACGGCTCGCATTGCTTCAGGGAGACCGCATAGCGCTTCGCCGCGTTCAGGCCGATGCCGCGGTCAGGGATGTGGTGCTCGATCCAACCGGTCACCGCATCCTCCCAGGTGACGCGGCCCGTGCCGTTGGCGAGTTCGAGGTTGCGCTTGCGGTCGGCCTCGACCCGCTGTGCAGCAACTTCGACATCATCTGTTCGTAGCGACCATCGCTCCTTCTTGCCGCGGATCGTCTGTCGGCCCCAGAGGACCGAACCGACCCAGAAGCAATGCGGCGGGGCTTTTCGCTTGCGCATGGCGTCGCATCCTCGATTCGCTTCACCCAGGCGCGCAGCTTGGCCTCATCAAACGTCCATCGGCCGAGCACCTTCCCGGCGCCGGGGACCTTCCCGGCGATCGCGGCGGCCCGTAGCGCGCGCGCCCTGGCGCCCGTGATGGCGCACGCGGCCGCCATCGTAATGCGCTCAGGCTGGAGCGATGGGGCTGTCACCGCCACTTCTCCACAGTTCCGTCGAACCGCTTGCGGATCCCGCTCGCGCGCGTGCCGGGCAGGGGCCGACCCCTCGCCTTGCGGATGCCGGCATGCTTGCGCGCCATCTTGTAGGTCTTCGACTTGATCGCGACGTCGCGCGCCGTCTTCGCCGGATGGTGCTCGGCGAGGAACGGCCGCAGGTTCGACTCTCTGCGCTCGCCGCCGTTGATGATGGCGATCTCGTCCTCGGCGTCCCAGCGCTCGCCGGCGAGGATTTTCCGCCCGCAGCCGCATTGGCAGCACTCGTCATAGCGCTTGAAGATGCGGAGGCGGACGCGATCGGGGATGTCGCTGTCGGGACGCTTGCCGATCCATTCGGGGAGGGCGCGGGTGCCGGTCATGCGGGCTCTTTCTCCCGCTTGCGATGTGCGCGCCGTCTGCGCGTGGTCGGCGCGGTCGGCGGAGACGCCACGCCCACCGGCCGCTGGGTCGCCTCCACCTCGTCCATCAGTGAGAGCGGATCGACGCCGAGCACCTTGCCGAGCACGAACAGCGCGCGATCCTTGAACCGTCGGAATGGGTCCTCGGGCAGGGAGGCGAAATTGATGCTGCGCGCGACCAACGACACCTCGCCGGTGAGGATGTTCACCCGCTTGGTGACGTGGCCGCACGCGATCTTGAGGTCGTCGAGCAATTCCTCTTCGCTGGCCCATCGGTCGGTGTTGTCGACCACCTTGCGCAGGAGCGCGAAGAACCAGCGGTGATGCTGCGGCGAGCGCGCGCGCCGAACGGACACGAGGATTTCGCGTCCGCTCGGGATGCCATCGAGAAATTCTTCGGCCGCGAAGTCGGCAGGCACGAGCGAATTCCCCTTTTTGATGAAGCAACGCGCGTCGAGGTCCGTCACGAGTTCATGATCTCCGAGCGTCGCCGCGCGAATAGCGAGGACAAGTCCTCCAGGTCGGACGGCATGATCTGTTCGGCGTCGATGTTGGGCTGCACGCTGGTTGCCCAAAGCTGCTCCACCGCGTCGATTGTCGTGGCGAACCCAAGATGCTCGATGATCCATTCACGGAAGGTTTCCGGCTCATCGGCCGGCGGCGCGGCGCGGCGGAGGAAGCCCGGAATTTCCGTGTCGGCATCAGAAGGCTTGGGCCGCGGGCCGCGCGCGAGCGGAGGCAGAGGGCGCCCGCCGGTGGTAGGGGCGGCCTCTGGCGCGTTCCGCTGCGGCGCCGCGTCGCCCGCCTCGGTGGGTTCGGGTGGCCTGCGCGCCGGGACCGTAGGCGGCAATTCTGGCGAGGCCTGCGCCCGCACCACCGGGCGCGGCGTCACGTCCTTCATGGGCCGGTCGTCTTCCAGCCCTTCGAGCTCTTCGGCGATGTAGAGGCCACCGAGCACGTCGGCGAAGAGGTCGCGCAGCGTGAAGGCGCGAGCGCGCATCTGCAGCATGCGCTTGGGATACTGCTGCCATGGGCCGGTCTTGCCCCAGAGCGATGCCTTCTTCGCGTCCGCGACCGAGAACGTGCGCTCGATCGGGTCCTTCTCGCCCTTGCGCTTGGCGCGGCACGTCGCGACCATGTTGTCGCCATCGCCGATCACCATTTCCTGGACGTACTCGCAGAGGCCGGAGGCGCGCACGAGGCCGATTGCGGCATCCCCCCAGATCGACGGGCGCCCGTTGATGACCGCAATACGCTGCAACGCCATCAGCGGCGTGAGGCCGACCTCGAGCCCGTGCATGATCGCGACCGTGATCGTCTCGGGCTTCTGCATGTCCTTCGGCGCGATGCCTGACTTGGCGACGATCTGCGCGAAGCGCCAGACCTGATCCATGTCGGTCGGCACGATGGGCTTGGGCCGCGCGCCCGCGGTCAGCGGGGCTTTCGGCTCGACGACGGCCACCGCCGTCGAAACTGTGGCACGCTCGTTCATTGTCTCGTTCTCCATGGTTACGCTCACTTCACACGCCGTTCGCAGTCCTTCACCAAGTCGAACAGCTCGCGCATTTTGAGGAATGCGACGGCTTCGCGTTCGAGCTTGGGATAGTGATGGTGGCCGAAATCGCCCTCTTCCTTGGCGAAGCGGCAGAGGTGAAAGCCGCCGATCAGCGGATGATCGGGGTAGGCTTCCTCCCACAGCAGCCGGTAGGCGGCGAGCTGCAGGGTGTAGTCGACGTAAACCGAATTCGAGGTTTTCCAGTCGACCAGGATCAGCTCGTTGCCGACGGCGCCGATCGCGTCGAGCCGACCGCCGAACTTGTATTTCTCGGAGACGATCGCGACTTCGGTGTGCCGCACTTCGAGCTTGGTCATCGCCTCCCATTTGAGATAGGAGGCGTAAGCCTGCCGCGCCTTCTCGACGACGTCGGCCGGGCCGGACAGCGCGGGCTCCGGCTCACCGCGCAGATGCGCCTCGACCAATTCGTGCGCCATGGTGCCGGCGGTCGCGGCTGGCGTGCGCGCTTGGTCGAGGGTGAGCCCGTCGAGCCCCGCCTTGTTCGCCCAGTAGAGCAGGCCGCCGGAATCCTTGAACCTGCCGATGATGGTGGTGACGCTCGGCACCTTGGCGCCGGAAGCGTCCTGATAAGTCGGATACTTGGCCTTCGCCATGGTGGTCACTCCCGCTCGACTACGGCCGCCGTCGAAGCATGCTCGTTGATGTCCGCCGCGGCCGCGGCGGCTAAGGCTTGCGATGCGAACGGGAGCGCCCGGCGCTTGACGGGCGTCCACGCGAAGTGGTTCTCCGGCGTGCGGCGCAGCCAGCACTTGGTGCCGCCGAAGGTGCGGGCGACGAAGAAGTCGGGCTCGAGCTTTTCGGCAGGGGCGCCCATGTCAGGCCGCTCGCCTCACCGGCTTTGCCGCCGGCGCCATGCTCTCGACGAGGTGCAGCACCGCGAGGCGCTGCTTGTCGTCGTCGAGCGCTGCGAACGCCTGCGCCACACGCAGCGTGTGCGGGTCGGTAAGCAGGGTGCGCGGTGAGGACACCGGCAACGCCTTGCCGGGCTGCGCGCCCTCGAATAGCTGCTCGATCGCGACCCCGAGCGCCTCCGCGACCTGGAACATGCGCGAGCCGCCGACCCGGTTGGTGCCCTTCTCGTACTTCTGCACCTGCTGGAAGGTGACGCCCAGCGACGTCGCGAGTTCGCTCTGCGACATGCCGCGCTGCAGCCGGATGATGCGGATGTTCTGGCCGACGGTGATGTCGACGGGCTTGGGGGATTTCTTCGGCATGGTTACGCTCCTGAGGTTCGCTCGGACGTGACGATTTTTGCGAGGCGCCCCGACCGCATCGGCACGTCGGGCGCCGCCGCTTCGAGTTTTCGCCGGAGGTCGGCCGTCGCCGCGCCAAGAATGCTGGCGTGCGCCTCAGGCGCGAACCCCACCCCGTCATCCGGAAAGCTGGCTTGGAGGTTGCGGATCGCGGCGCTCTCGGTGTCGCCGTAGCCGCGGGCGCCGTGGTGCTCGTCACCGGCCCGGTACGCGACCCACAGGTCGACGCCGCGGCGGCGGGTGATGATGGAGGGGCGGGGTGCCCAGATATCGAGAGCCTGCGCCATCATCGTCACTCCGCCGCCCGCTTCGTCGCCAGACGAAACTCATCCTCCCGGCAGGCATCGAGGGTGAGCCGGCCGCGACGCGCCCGGCCTTCCGCGATGATCCGTGCCGTCTCTTCCTCCAGCCCCTTGCGCGCGTTCGGCAGCGCCTTCGCCAGCCGGTCGAGATAGGCCGCCCGCGATGCCGCAAGCTCGGCCTCGGTCAGGGCCGGGGCCGGGGTCATCGGATTGAACCGGGCGGAGGTCGGGAAGCGGGAGATGTTGTCGGAGGGGAAGGGCATGGGGGTCGCGCCTCGGTGGTGTTTCGATCCGAGGGCGACCTTACGCTAGATGCAAAAAGCTGTAAAGCGAAATTTGCACTAGATGCAAAGAAAGTGTTTGGATAACCGGCTTCGCACCGTAAAACGCAAGGAAACTTATGCTGTTAGTCCGAAGGCTCCGCTGGGGAGATCAGTTCGTAGGACGGTAGCCGCGCTGCGCCATGCAAGCCGACATCGTGGCGTCTTGGGTTCGATGCCGCCGAATCGACGCACCGAGCGCTGCCCCCGCGTCACCAATCCCGAGGTCGCCCACCGCAGGAGGCTGATAAGAAGATGGGGCAGGCGGCGCCACTGCCGGCCCTGGCCCAACATACACTGGAACCGTAACGTTGTTGGTCACCGTGACCTGTGGCGTCGGAGCCAGCATTGGAACGCCGTTTGCGGCGTTCAGGGCCATCGCCCGGCAAGTGGCGAAGTCGACTTGGGCTTGCTGCGCGACCGACGGCGTTGAGGCGAGCGGCTGGCCGTCGAAACGCTCCCAATCGGCCTGCGTCCCCGCGCATGCAGCAAGGGCAACGAGTCCGGTAAGGATGACCGCGCACCTCATCGCATCCCCCTCTATGAGCTATCGTCCTGCGTCGCCTTGACAATTCGCATGATGGTGCGGCGCTCGCGCTCGTCGGCGTTTTGCCAGATCGACCAAAGGTCGGGGTCGCTATTCGGGTCGCGCGTCAGCAAGCTCACGACATCCGTTTGGTAGGTGTGAGCCGCCAATTCGAGGAAATCCTGGGTGTAGGGCGAGATCGCGTTCTCGATTCGCGAGAGCTGCGCTGGCGACATATCGAATCGCTCTGCCGCCTTCTCCAAGGTCATCTTCCGGTGCTCGCGCCACTGGCGCAAAAACGTGCGCCGCCGCGGCGTCGATCCTCTAATTCTTCGCGGCATTTCAGTAATTTACACCCCATGCAAAGAGCTTGTCCCCCGCACTAGGCGCAAATTCACTGCGCGGCCGTTGACGGCTGCTTTGCACCTAGTGTAAGGTCGCCTTGCATGAGCACTTCACCGAAACCCCGCCGCGCCACGCCCGGAGAACGAATCCGGACTGCGCGTGGCGAACGAAGTCTCGACGCCTTCGCCGATCTCATTCAGCGCGAAGGCGCGCCACGTCCCTCCATCGCCAAGCTTTCGAGGATCGAGACGGGGGTCCAGCCCGTTCCGGTCGACGTTCTGCCAGCTATCTCGAAAATAACGGGAATTCCGCCGCGCGAGCTGCGGCCAGACTTGGCCGAGATGTTTCGCGGACGCGGTGCGGCCGCGTGAGGCCTGAATGTCAGTTCAGCAGCACCGCAGCCTTCTCGATCGCGCCATCGATCAGCGCCTGCAATGCGCTCACGATCGATCCCAGCTTGGTTATGCTGCTGAGCGCCTCGACCTGGATCACCCGTTCGCCCGGCCCACCCTCGCCGGGCAGGCGGCGCTCCTTGAACAGAAACAGACGGACAACTTCGCCTCCCAGGCTCTGCACTTCGACGCCATCGACCCAGAACTCCGGCACCGGGCCAATCTCGACAAGAGGCGGCCGGTCGCCCCCGTCCGTACTGCCCATACGCCACCTGGAATTTTCTTATGGTCGCAATCCGAACGCAGATACTCGCACAGGTTTCATTTAATAGGTAATAGCTGCGCATTATGCAGCCATGCTCTGCGGAATGTGATCCGGCGCGCCCGTGTGCCGTACCGCGCCGCATTTCGCGGCAGCGCCGCTGACGCATCACCATCACAACACCGCTCGCCTGACACGCACGTCATGTGCGCGCGAGCGGGATTCGCCCTCACGTCAAGCCAAGAGTCGAATCGGATTCGCGGCCTGTGGATAACTCACGCACCCCTTTTGCGGGGGTGTGGATAACTTTTCGCGGCTTCCGCGGCCTTGCGCATGTTCGGCGCAAGTCATTCGGCCAGTTACGTTTTTCCTGTGCGTTGCGTGCGTGTCGTCCAACCCCGAGAGCCGGGAGGGCTCCATGCGACTGCTCACGCGCGCGGATTTTCTCTCCGTCGCCATCGCGATCAGCACCGTGCTGGTCGCCGGGATCGCGCTCAACCTGGTCGGCGCCGCCCGCCACGCGATGGGGGCCGGGTGATGCTGTCCTCCCGCGAGATCGAGCGCCAGTACAAGCTGATCGAGGCGGCCGCCGCCGCGGGCGAGCGCTGCCCGCTCAACTCGCCGCTCGGACCAATCGACTCCACCGCACTAAGCCCGCTCGCGCGCGAGGGCCGCATCCTGGTGGAGATCAGCGGCCACAACTGGCGCCAGATCACGATCCTGACCGGCCCGCACGCCGGCAAGCGAACGCTGCCGAACCCGAACGGGCACGCGGTCTATCGCATCATCGGCAAGACGACGCGATGGCCGACGCGTGAGGCGCGCGGCGAAGGCGCTCCCGACATGACGCCGCTGGCGCGCAGGCTCGAGCTGGTGCGCCCATGAACGTCCGCCGCCACCCGATTCCACCATCCGTCTATGGCCTCGCCGGCCTCGCGATCATCGGCGCCTACGCGGTCGCTTGGCTGTCATGGCTCCTGTTCCAGCCTCAACCGTACTGACAAGAGGGAGAGGTAAGTGCCTGGAAAACCTTGGTCACCTGACGAGATCGACGCGCTGACACAAGCCGTCATGGCGGGCGAGAGCGACGCCGCCGTGGCGCAGCGGCTCGGCCGCCCGAGCGTCGCCGCGATCCGCCGCCAGCGGCTCGCCATCGGCATCTTCCGCGCGCCCGAGAATGGCAGCGGCCGGCCGCGCAAGGTGGCGGCGTGAAGTCCGACCTCACCGCAAACGAGGCTGCGGCCGAAGGCGACGGCTTTGCCCCCATGGGCAACGCCGCCGAGCAATTCGTCGCCCACCTCAAGGCGATCGTCGATGCCCGCGCCGAGATCGCCTCGTTCGTCGAGAGCCCGATCGAGTTGATCCTCGGGTCGCATCTTCTTGTGGCCGGTCGCGAGCATTTCCCGGCCTGGGAGTTCGCGACGCCATCGCAGGTCGAGTGGAAACCTGCCGATCGCCTGCTGTTCATCCCGCAATTTCCATGGCGGAATTTCCGCGTCGACTTCGCGCTGCGCCCGCCAAGCGCGTCCCAGCCCAACATCGTCATCGAGTGCGACGGCCACGAGTTTCATGCCGCCACCGCGGCGCAAATCTATCGCGATGGCTGCCGCGACGACGTGATGCAGGCCGCCGGCATCACGGTCATTCGCTTCACCGGGTCGCAGATCAACACCGATCCGCGTTCCTGCGCCGAATTTGTGCTGCGTCATCTTCCGCCCGCCAGAGAGGTCACCGCAGCATGAGCCGTCCATGGATGCCGATGTTCTGGGCCGACTTCATCGCGGACACGCAACACTTGGACGCGGCCGAGAGCGGTGCCTACCTGCTGCTGATCGGCCACTATTGGTCGACCGGCCGGCCGCCACCTGATGATGACCGGCAGCTTGCCCGCATCGCCCGCATGTCACCTGCCGATTGGCGCCGCGCGCGGCCGATCATCCGGGCGTTCTTTCAGGACGGGTGGAAACACAAGCGCGTCGAGTTCGAGCTCACCGAAGCGGCGAGAATTTCAGCGGCCGGTCGAGCCGGCGGCAAGGCTTCCGCCAGGGCGCGCCGACAGAAAAAACCAAACAATATCAAAGCAACTTGCGAACGACCGTTGCAAAATCGTTCCAACGATCCGCCAACGAAACGCGAAGCCCTACAACCACAACCACAGTATTCCGAAGCTAACGCTTCGGCCGCCGGGGCGGCGGGTCCGGTTTTGGAAGTGGTCGGCGAGGACCCGAAGGCGCGACTGTTTCGGGTCGGGAAAACCGCCCTGGTCAGCTTCGGCGTCGCGGAAAAACGCACCGGCGCGCTGATCGGCCAATGGCTTAAGGCCAAGAACGATTCGATCGGGCTGCTCGCCGCGATCCAGTTCGCCCGCGACCAGAACGTCGCCGACCCGATCGCCTACGTGTCCGCGCTCGTCCATGGGAAACGCAAACATGACGCAACTGGCTCCTTGGCGGCCGCCGCAGACGACCTCATCGCTCGCGCGCGAGAGCGAGAAAAGCAGGGCGGTCATGGCTTCTTCGATCTCGCCGCCGAAAGCGCTTGAGGCAGCGAAAAAGCTTGTCGGGCAGTGGCCGCACCTCAAGGCCGATCAACCCGACGTTTTCATCGCGGCGGTCGGCGCGGTGCTCTCGGAATATCCGTTCGGCGTCGTCGAGGAATGCGTCGATCCGCGCACCGGGCCGGTGAACAAGATCAAGTTTCTGTCGATCGTCGAGCTGCGCCAATGGCTCGAGGAACGCGTCGTGTATCACCGCGCGCTGGCGTCGTGGCGGCCGCGCCCGGAGCCGCAAAACGCACCGCCGCGGGTCTACGCGCCGGAATACTGCGCCGCCATGGTGACCCGCTTCCGGGCGCTGCTGCAGGGCATGCGGCGCGCGGCGGATCCGGTGGTGTCGCTGATGCGCGCGCACCGCCGCGCCGCGCAAGAGCGGCTGGCGGCCGATCGCGCCCGCGCGCTGGCGGAGTTGGGCGAGCCGCCCAATCCGGCCCCGATCGACACCGGCCACCATGCCCGCGTCGCCGCCGACCTTTCTGCCCGCAAGGCTGCGCGCGAGGGCGATCCCCCGGAGGTCGCATGACCAGCACCCTGCGGCAGATCTCCGCGGCGTTGATCACGAGCTCACGCGAGCGACCGCCGCCCGCGATCGACGCTGCGGAGGCCGAGCGCCAACGCGAGCGCGCCCGCGCGGTGCTGCGCGAGTGCCGCGAGCGGCTGCGGCGGATCGAGCGCACGAGGCCGAAATCACCCCATCCCGGCGCTGACGCCAGCCAGAAGGCTGGATAACGCCGTGATCCGCCCCGCGTCGTTTCTTTCTGCCTGACTGAGCGACGCGGGGCGGCAACCTTCACCAGAGGAAAATTCAATGCCTAAGAAATCCGTGACTGCAAAATCAAAGGCGAAGCCGCAGCCGCACTTCGAAGCCGGCCAAGTCATCGCACCGGCCGGTCCCTCTTCGGTCTATCTCGTTGTCGACAGCTTCGGCGACGCGTGGTGGGTCGATACGGATCTCATGACGATACGAAGGGCGATGGCGGCCTGATGTTCGCCCGCCGACGAGTCCTGCAGATGATCGGGTTGGGCGGCGCGGCGGCGCCGTCGATGCTGCGCAGCGCGTCGGGCCTGATCCAGTCCGGCATGAAGTCCGCGGCCGTCCCGGAGAGCGGCATCTTGGATGACTCGTATGGCGACAACGCCCGGGGCGTCGGGCAGGAAATCACTGCCAACCGCCCTATCATGCCGCGCTGGCGCGCCGCGCAGCTTGCCATGAAGGTACCCGCGATGCGCGCGGCCGCCTTCGATACCGCATGGCGGCAGAACCGCCGCGTCTATCAGGTCGACCCCGATCTCGAGGTCTACCGTTCGTTTTCGCCCATGGCGAAGATCACGTTTCAGCGGCAGCGCAACGTGGAGCGGCACATCCGCGAGATCAGCGAGCCGGATCACTACGAAGCGCTGCAGCCGTTCAAGGACTTTCTCAACAAGACGATCTGGGGCCGACCGTGACCACCATCACCTCCCTCTCCCCCACCGACGTCGGCGCTAAGGTCTCCTACGATCTCGGCAACGAGAAGAAGCTCGGCACCATCGCCGACTTCAATTGCTCGTGCGTGCACGTGCGGATCGACGACGGCACCACGCTGCCGATGCCGTGGCATCTTTTGGAGCGGGTGGCCGGTGAACCTGGCCCCGCGGTGGTGAATGCGCTCGCCTCGCTCGAGCAAGCGGGCCTCCCAGGGAAGATGATCGACGCCGCCACGGTCGAGGTCGCCGGATTGATCATCTGGACGCCAGCGGCAGGGAGCTGGAAGGTGAGGGGGGAGAACTCGGTCCATTATGGCGGGTTTGCTTCGGTCGCCGCGGCGGCGCGGGAACTGCCGGTGCTCGAGGGCCTGCGGATGAAGTCGGAACCGGTTTGCACCTTCAGCCGCTGCCCCAATCCGGATCAGTGCCGGGAGGGATGCTCGAGCCCGATGAGGTCGCCATCCGCGTAGAAAATCTGTCCGAGGAGGGCAGCGAAATCCGCCGTTTCACGTGAGACCATTCCCTTAAATCCCTGATTGATAGATTGTTTTCCTCCCCATATAATGCCACCGCTTTGGCCGGGGAGGGCCATTTAGGTGCCTCACACGATCGAGGACGGCGACGCCGCCTACCTGCTCTGTCGGGTTGGCCGGATCGTGCCGCAGCTCGGCATCGCCTATGTGGTCGTCCCCAAGGTGGGCTTGATGCCGCACGAATGGGTGGGCTGGGACGGCCCCATGATCGTGAGCCTGAAGCTGCTCGCCCGCGCGCCGGAGCCGCGCGACTTCGCGATGCCGCGTCAGATCGAGCCTGCGAAAGCTGGCACTTAACCGAAAATTGAGCGCGACGGCGTACCCCGAATCCCGGGCCGGCTCCGGCTGGCCGACTTGTTCCGCGCGTACCGCCGGCCGCTCGATGCCCTTCGCGCGCGGTCGGCGGATGCACGGGGAGGGGGATGCATTGGCGAAGAAGCGCGGGCGCCCGGCCAAGGCCGGCGAGCGCTACGACTGCGGCAAGCTCAAGCCGGACGGCGTCTCACCCACCTTGGCCTATCGCATACGGGAACAGGCGGGAAAGATCGCGATTGATCGGCGCCTCGGAAGCGAGCTCGGCCGACTGTTGCTGCTGGAACAGATCACGACGGGCGAGGCGGCTTGCGGCTGGCGCGTCCACGATGTGTGGCTGAAGTTCGAATCGGCAGTCGGCCTTGCGCGCGGCGTGCGCGGCGCCGCGTTTGACGTAGCAGTCAATCGGGCCAGCGCCCTCCTGGTGGGGGATAGAGACGAGGAAGCGCGCATTGCGCGCGACAGGTGGCTCGCCCTCGATAAATTCCTGCTGAAAAACTTCACCGGCCCCGACGGCCGCATTGCACGCGACCGCCTTGAAACGCTATGCGTCGATGACCGCTCGATTCCGTACGCGTGGATCGAGCCGGTGCGCGCGATGCTGCGGCTGTTGGCGCTTGAGCACTTTGGCATCAAGCGACCGCCGAGGAGCGAACCCGGGCGCCTCACCGCATCAGCGCCGGTGCGGCGCGCGCTATGGCGATCAGAGTACGGCGCCGACGTTGCCAAGCTTGTGAGTGCGGCGAATCCGGACCTGCCGATGGAGCGAATTTCGGAAATCCGCGATTTTCACAATGCGCTAGCCGAGCGCGCAAAATTCGATGCGGAGAAAAAGCGCGAGCGATCAAAAGCTTCCGCCTTCGGTTAACCATCTCGCATGATCTCGATTGCGAAAACTTCCGCAGCAGACCACACTTCCGAAATTCCATCATGGACGACGTGTCATCCGGGGCGGGCTTCCGCGCCGGCTTCACGCCTATGGAGACACGTCATGTAGCCGTTCTTGTCCCGGCGCGCCTCCGCGACTGACCGGAGACCGCGCCCGGCAGCGTGGACGTGCCACCCGTGCCCCACGCGCGGCCCGGCTTTGTGAGCCTCCCAAGGTGGCCGGGCCGCAGAATTAACGCGCTGTGAATCTTTGCGGCGCATTCAGGCGCTGAGCGCGTGTGTATTGCGTCGCGCTCGCCAAATCAGAGGTGCCGCCATGGTGACGCGAGCCAAGCTGCAAAACGTAATCGACGACATCCGCAAGGAGCTGGAAGAGCAGCGCAGCCGCCGGCAGGCGGCGGAGAGCGAGATGCGTTCCGCGCACGAAGCAGCAAAGCAAGCGCGCGCCCAGTTCGCCGACCTCAAGGAGCGTCTGGCGAACGCCGAGGCAGAAAACCAGCGCATGCGCGGCTATATCGCGCGGGTGCAGGAGGATGACGTCGTCCGCGAAGAGCTTATCCTCGTGGGCGAAGCTGATGGCGAGCAACGGCTTGCCCCGAAGCGGAAGGCGACGACTTTCGGCGCGCCGGATGCCTATCAGCACTTCACCGCATCGAGGGATGAAGAGTTCTCGGGCATGGCTTGCGGCCGCATTGAACGCCGCGGCAAACCGCGCCACTGGATCACCTATTGAGGGTCTCCGCAGGAGGCTGACATGTCCGGCCGCGCGCGCCATCTGCGCGACGGCCAGTGGATCACGAACCGCAAGACCGACCGGCGCAATCCCCGCCGCTCCCCGGCCGAGCGCCGCCAGGCCCTCATCACCGAGGCGTTCGCAAAGCCCGACCCCGCCCTGGTCGCCATGGTGTTCCGGCTCCCGGAATGGCTCGGTGCCGCCACCGCCCCGGGCCAGCACGGCATCGGCATCGAGGTGCTCAAGAGCGACTTCGTGCGGGTGAGCGGCAACTCGGCCGATCACTGCTGGTATCTCGCCCGCTCGTTTCTCGGCGCCATCGCCCGGGAGAGCCGTGGGTTCACGGTGCACGCATCGATCATCTGCCGCGCCGGCGAGCATGCCGGAAAGTCGTACGGCTGCTTCCTCACCGTGACGCGCGGAAGCGTGGTGGTGTCGATGGGGCTGATCGAGCCGAGGCTTTACGAGGCGGCGGCATGACGCCATTGCCGCCCTTCGACGTGCTCACCCCGCTCGGGCCCGCCGTCTGCATCGGCATCCTCGCCGAGACGGACAATGTCGAGTGGGTCACGTTCATCAAGGCGACCGGGGAGCCGTGGTTCTGGCAGAACCCGGACATCCGGCGCGATCTCGATATCACGCAAGGGCGGCAATCGCTGTCGCCGTTCGGTCCGCCTGGCCCCAAGCTGCAGCGGCATATCGATCGCTACCGTGCCAACGGATGGCTACCGCCACAAGACAAGGAACCCAACCATGGGTGAAAACCTCGAAAGCCTGATGCGCCGCGGCGCGATCTCAGGCAAGCAGGCCGGCAAGTCCGGATTGAAGCGCGCCGCCACCGTCAACAAGGGCGACGGCGACGGCGACTTCGACAGCAAGGACGGCGCCCGCGACCAGGGCGCTGGCCGCGATCGCGGTGACCGTGTCGCCTCCAAGGATCATATCAACCGCTCGGACAAGAACGAGCGCGGCATGCCCTCGAAGGGCGCGCGCGTGAACAAGGGCGGCCAGTTCGGCCGCGACCAGATCGACGACGGGGAGTATCAGGCGCCCGAGTTCCCGAAGGGCGGCAGTAACAAGCGCAAGGTCGGCGTCACCGCGCCGGGCAAATCGAGCGGCCCGCAGTACGGCGGCCCGAGCTCGCGCCGGGATGGGTGAGCCCAAGCTCGCCGGCATCGTCGGCAAGCTGCTCGCCCGCCAGCGGATGATCACGGGGGTGCAGCTGGTGATCATCTTCGTCATCGCCGCCCTGGTTGACGCCGGCCTCTGTGCCCTGATCGCGCTCGGCCCCCATGGCTGACACCGCCGTCGGGCCGAATAACGCCAAGATCGCGTTCCGCGGCCGCGCCACACGCGAGCGCCCTCATTCCGGAGACCCGCAGATGCCGGTCGTATCGAAAAAGCAGAATGCGGCGATGCACAGTGCCGCCGAAGGCGAGAGCACGCTCGGCATTCCGCCCGCAGTCGGCAAGGAGTTCACCGCCGATCAGGCGCCCGGTTCCGTCAAGAAGCTGCCCGAGCGGGTCGGCAAGAAGGTCAAGCGCCTGCGCAAGCGCGGGATGATCTCCGACCGCGAGAGCGCGCGCATCATGGACAAGCATGGCGGGGAAACGGAAATCAAAGCGGCCAGCCGGTAAGGCGAAGCCGACTGCTCCGCCGGCCGCCAAGCCCGACGTCGCCGGCCTCACGCCAAAGCAGCGCGTCTTCGTCGAGGAATACCTCGTCGACCTCAACGGCACGCAGGCGGCGATCCGGGCCGGCTATAGCACTGACAGCGCCCGGCAGATCGCTTCCGAGAACCTGTCCAAACCGTACATTGCGGAGGCGATCGACAAGGCGCTCGCCGACCGCGGCGGCATCACCCGCACCCGCATCGTGGATGAGCTCGCCCGTATCGGTTTCTCCGACATCCGCAAGGTGGTGAGTTGGCGACCGGAGCCCGTCGAGGTCGAAAGCCTGATCGAGGGCCAGCCGCCGACCACGATACTGGCCTCGCGCGTCACCGTGCTCGACAGCGGCCAGATCGATCCCGACACGGCCGCCGCCATCGCCTCCGTCTCGCAGGGCGCGACCGGCGCCTTGAAGATACAGATGCATGACAAGCCTGCCGCTCTGGAAAAGCTCGCCCGCGCGCTCGGCATGTTCAAAGACAGGCTCTCTCTGACGGATGCCGGCGGCAATGCCATTGTCCCGGTCATCAACATCATCGGCCGACCTGGACCTGCATCTCCACCCAAAGCAATGGGTGGCGTTCGAGACGGTAGCGACTGAAATCCTCTACGGCGGCGCCGCCGGCGGCGGCAAAAGCCACCTGATGCGCATCGCCGCGATCGTGTGGTGCGCAGCGATCCCGGGCCTGCAGGTCTACCTGTTCCGGCGGGTGCGTGAGGACCTGCTCAAGAACCACATGGAGGGGCCGAAAGGCTTCCGCGCCGTGCTCGCCGCCTGGGTGGCGGCCGGCTGGTGCACCATCATCGAGGACGAGGTCAGGTTCTGGAACGGATCGAAGATCTACCTCTGCCACTGCCAGCACGAGAAGGACATCTACAAGTACCAGGGCGCCGAAATCCACGTCCTGCTGATCGATGAGCTCACCCACTTCACCGAGAAAATGTACCGGTTCCTGCGCAATCGCGTGCGCATGGTCGGGATCTCGGTCCCGGCCGAATACGCCGGGCGCTTCCCGCGCGTGATGTGCGGCGCAAACCCGGGCAACATCGGTCACCTCTGGGTCAAGACCACGTTCATCCTGGGCTCGCCCCCGCTCGACGTCCGCTTGATGCCGTCGAACGAAGGTGGCATGTTGCGCCAGTACATTCCGGCCCGGCTCGAGGACAACCCGAGCATGGCGCAGGATGATCCGGGCTATGAGAGCAGGCTTGAGGGCTTGGGCTCCGAGACGCTCGTCAAGGCGATGCGCTGGGGCGACTGGGACGTCATCGAGGGAGCGTTCTTTGACTGCTGGAGCAATGCCCACCACGTTGTCGCGCCGTTCGCTCTTCCGAGCGATTGGCTGCGCTTTCGCAGCGGGGATTGGGGCTCGGCTTCGCCTGCCTCAATCGGATGGTGGGCTGTTGTCCAGGATGACTTCCGGCTCCCCGATGCTCTCGGCGGCGGAGCGAGCGCAGAGGCTCTTCAACGCCAACGCAAGCGCGACGGCTCAAGCGATCGCGGACAATCTCTGGTCGGGCAGTCAGTGGACGGCCGAGCAGCTCGCCGATCCGCCGGTGGTGACGTTCAACGATCTGGGCGAGCCAATATTCTCCCGCGCGGCGCCCTCGTGCGCTACCGAGAGGACTACATCGCCTCCGGCCCCAACAAGGGCCTGAAGCTCACCGCCGAACAGGTCGCCGACCGCATCGTCACTCGGGAGCTCAAGGACCCCAAGCTCGCCTACGGGGTGCTCGATCCGTCGGCCTTCAAGGAAGACGGCGGCCCGTCGATCGCCGAGCGCATCAACGGGCGCCTGATCGCCAAGAAGATGGCGCCGTTCCGCGAGGCGGACAACGCGCGCGTCACCCGAACGCAAGGAACCGACAAATCCGGCCCCATGGGCGGCTGGGATCAGATGCGGGCCCGGATGATCGGCGACGGCGACACGCCAATGATCTTCTGTTTCTCGACCTGCACCGACTCGATCCGCACCATCCCGGTGCTGCAGCACGATGCGAGCCGGCCGGAAGACCTCGATACGAATTCGGAAGACCACAACGCCGACGACTGGCGCTACGCCTGCATGTCGCGGCCGTGGCTCAAGACGTACGAACCGCCGCCGGCTCCGCGCGACGCCTACGCGCCGCCGAGCGAGGATTTGAGCCAGGACAGCTTCAAGACGCTGTAGGAGTGCCGCATGCCGCTGGAAGTCCCGCGAGAGAAGCCCGAGGTGCCAAAGCTGAAGCCGGGCACCATCATTGAACGGCGAAGCGTAGTGGTCGACGAAGATGGCGTTGTGTGGATCATCGATCCGCATTCGTACCAGTTCCTGCGGGCCGACAGTTTCACATCGTGACCAGCGACCTCGACCGCACCGCAGCCGCGGCCGTCGCCAAGATCGGCGAGGCGCCGCCGGCGGCCGATCTGCCGTCGCCCGAGCAGCTGCAGGACACCGCGCTCTTGATCCGCGCCGCCTGCCGCCCGGACACGCCGCTGCGCACGCTCGCGCTCTCAGCCCCTTCGTTCCGCGCCGTCGCGCGCGGCATGATCCCGCTCAACGATCTCGACACCACCACCGCACTGTTGCGCAGCGGGCTCGGGTTGGGGCTGATCCGGCAGGGCTGAGATGGAAGCCGCGCTTCCGATCGAGCCGCATCCCGGCTCGGTTGAGATCATGGCCGTAATGGACAGCCTGCCGCGCCGGATGCGCGAACTCGTCCATGAATTCGGCCTCGTCATCGTCGCCGAGATGATCGATGAGGGTTACTACGACCCCGAGGCGCTCCGCGACATGCTCGAAACGTGGCGCGAGCGCCGCCAAGCCCAGTGGCTCGCCACCGACTACGTGACCAAGCGAACCGCCCGCAGCATCGTCGAAGCCGCGCTCATGCGCCAAGCCTTCAAGGACGCCGCCTGATGCCTCAGCATCCCAAAGTCGCCGCGCTCGCCGCCCGCAAGGCCAAGCATGACGCCGATTTCGAGCGGGATATCGACGGCGTGATCGCCGCCTATGATGATCTGGACCGCCAGAAGGCTCTCGCCGTCGCCTCGCTGCATAAGCAGGTCGAGCAGCGCAAGGCCGATCTTGAGGCCGCCACCAGCAGCGTCACCGATCTGAGCAACCTCGCCGTCGGCAACGAGACAGATCAAAAAAAAACTTGACCGCCTGGCGCTCGCTCGCAACGGCGCCGCGCGATCGTCCGATCCGGCTCTATCTCCCGGGCCATACCCACAAAATCGGCCAGGATGGCCGCCCGACCGATATCTCCCACGCGGAGTGCGTCGGTCACTGGGACAAGGCCTCGTCTCACTGGGTGAACGAGGCGGGACATAACGTCTACCCTTCGCAATGGTCGCCGCTTGATGCGTGAGCCGATCGCCGAGCGCCTCGCCCGGCTCGGGCGCCGCTGTCCGAGCGGTGAAGCCTGCGTCGGCGCGTTCTGCCGGGAGCCCTGCGTGCGCGAGCGCCTCGCCGCGCAAGGCCTTGAAGTCAAAGAGGGTGCCGTCCGTCTCAAGGCTCCCGCGAAATCCTGACGTAGAGCGGAGAATCTGCTATAAATAGCGAAGCGCCGAAGTGCTGGTAACACCTCGGCGCCTCTGACCATCCCGAGCGTAGGAGCGCCCGACATGGCTGACGGCAACCATCCCACAATCGTGTTCGATCGTCACTCGCGCTGAAGCGAAGCAGCGAGGACAGCGACGGTATTTCACGGGCAAGCCCTGCGGTTGCGGCCACATAGCCGAGCGGTGGATCGACGGCCCCTGTACCGATTGTCACCCACGGTTCCCCGTTGCGTCAGAAGGGCTTTTATGCGATTGTCCGGTTTGCGAGACACGGACGCCCGCACGCGGGCACTTCGGACACTACATGGCGGGATTGGGTTTGCCCCGCCGCGACTGACACGCCCCGTCGCGACCTAGCGGCGGGGTTCGTGTTATCAGCCTGCGGCAGCGGCTGGGTATGTGCTACGCGCATCGCGAGCGCGGCGGAGGGCGCGGGTGAAAAACGCGCCCGGCCAGTACACCGCTGATGACATCAAGTCTCAATACGAGAAGCAGGGCGGCCTCTGTGCATATTGCCGGCAGCCGCTTGGGTCAAAATATGACGTGGATCACAAAAAAGCGCTCGCGCGCGGCGGCTCAAATGGGCCCGAAAACATTCAGCTTTGTTGTCGTACCTGCAATCGTCGCAAGCGTGACCGCGACCACGAAGATTTTCTGCGAGAAGTAGCCGGAAGAGCGGTCGATGCCACAGGCTTTTCAATCGCAAGAGGGGACCCTCGGTCGTTGGACCACTAACGCTCCGGACGATTACGATTGGAGCGGCGGAGAAGAAGACGGCTATTTTCCCGTCACTCGTCTCAGGCAGCAATATGTCGATTATCTGAGCGCCAAAGCTCTTGAGTATGAAGAGCAAAAACAAGCTCGCCATTATTACCATGGGAGTCATTGGTCTCCCGAGGAAGTCGAAGTTCTCCGCAAGCGCCGCCAGCCTATCATCACGTTTAATCGCATCAACCGCAAGATCGACGGCATCGTCGGCCTTGTGCAGCGGCTCCGGCAGGACCCGAAGGCCTATCCGACCAATCCGCGCTATGCCGACGGCGCCGAGATCGCGACGCAGTGCGTGCGCGCGGTGCTTGAAGGCTCCGATTGGGAGTTCATCGACGCGTTTTGCGCCGGCCAGGCCGCGACCGAGGGCATCGGCGGCGTCGAGTTCAAGCTGGTGCCCGGCGATCATGACGACCCAGACGTCAAGATGGACTTCGTCTTCGGCGACGACTTCTTCTACGACCCGCGTAGCTTCAAGCCAGACTTCTCCGACGCCCGCTACATGGGCATCGCGAAGTGGCTCGACGTCGAGGCCGCGGTCGAGCTCTTCCCCGACAAGGAGGACGAGCTCCGCACTCTGATGGTGGAGACCGGCTTCGATCTCACCACCCATTCGGACCGCGAGTTCAAGTGGGTCTACGTCAACGAAAAGCGCCTGCGCCTGGTGGAGCACTGGTATCGCCACAAGGGCAAATGGTGCTGGGCGTTCTACTGCTCGATGCTGCTGCTCGACGAAGGCGTCTCGCCGTTCCTGGACGAGCGCAACCAGCCGATGAACCGGTTCCGCATGTTCTCGGCCGCGGTCGACCACGATGGCGACCGCTACGGTTTCGTGCGCCAGTTCAAGGGCCCGCAGGACGAGACCAACCAGCGCCGCTCGAAGGCGCTGTTCATGTCGAACGTCACCCGGGTGAAGGCGCAGAAGGGCGCGGTCGACAACGTCGAGGTCGCGCGGCGCGAGATGACGCGGCCGGACGGCTGGGTCGAGTACAATCAGGGTTTCACCCCGCCGGAGGAGGTCGACAACAACGCCGACCTCGCCCAGCAGCTCGCCCTGATGCAGGACGCGCGGCAGGAGATCGATTCTTTCGCCAACATCAACCCGGCGATGTTCGCGCGCAACGGCGATCCTGACGACCATTCCGGCGTCGCGATCAACCTGCTGCAGAAGGCCGGCATCGCTGAGCTCGGCTCTTTCCTGCGCAACTACAAGGCCTGGAAAAAGGGCGTCTACCGCGATGCATGGAACATCGCCAAGCGCACGTGGCAGTCGGAGCGCTGGATCCGGGTCACCAATAACGACAACGTCGCCCAGTTCCTGCAGATCAATGCGACGGAGCAGGACGAGTTCGGCGCGCCCGTGCTGGTGAACGCGATCGGCAACCTCCACGTCGAGATGACGATGGATGATGGGCCAGACGAGGCCTCGCTGATGCAGGAGACCTACGAGGTGGTCAAGAACGACCCCACGGTGCCGTTCCTGGTCAAGCTCGAGTTCATGCCGATCGCGTCGAGCCGCAAGCAGCGCATCCAGCAGATCATGCAACAGCCGGTCGACCCGATGGCACTGCAGGCGAAGCAGCTGGCGCTGCGCCAGGCCGACGCGGAAATTCAGGAAACCGAGGCACTGGCCGAGCGCCACCGCGCGCAATCGGTGTCGGATGCGGCACGCGCCGCGCATCTCGTCTCGGAAGCCGGGCTCAACAGCCAAGAGGCCTACCATCGCGCCCTCAATGTCGGGCAGGGCCTCACCCAAGACGGCCAGCTCAAGCCGTCGCCGATGCAGGATTTCGGGCCGTTCGGAGGGGGCGCGCCGGGGCAGGGCGGCCCGCCACAGCCGCCGGCTCCGGCGCCGCACCCGATGGCACCGGGCGGGCCGCCGCTCGGCGGCGGCCCTGCGCCCGGCGTCAATCTCGCGGCGCTGCGCCGCTTCCTGCCGATGGCGGCATAAGAGGCTTTCATGGCGACCGTGACACCAAACATCAACCGCGTCGAGGACGAGCGGGCGCAGTTCGTCGGCTGGGACGTGGCTTGGGCGGGCCTCGCCAATGGTGACGTCGGTGCGCCGGTCTCCTTCGCGGGCTTCGCCGACCGCAGCTTCCAGGTGACCGGCACGTTCGGCGCCGGCGGCTCGGTCGCGTGCGAGGGCAGCAACAATGGCGCAGCGAACTATTTCGCGCTCACCGATCCGTCGCAGACAGTCATCGCGATCACGGCCGCGGGCGGCAAGACGGTCACCGAGGCGACGATCCAGACCCGCCCCCATGTGACTGCGGGCGACGGCACGACCGCGCTGACCGTCACCATGTTCTTCCGGAGGCTCGCATTCCCATGAGCGACAAGCTCCAGCTTCTCGCGGATGCGCGCAAATTCGCGGCGCAGTTCGGCGCCTTCGTCAAGGCGGCCGAGATGCTCGGCGCCGTCGGATCGATCGAGCAGGCCGAGCAGGAAGCGCGCAGCCGGCTGGCAGCGGTAGAGGCCGAAATCGCCGCCCGCAGGCAGGCGGCAGACGGAATCGAAGAGACCGCCGCCGCCCGCTGCGCCGCGTTGCGCGCCGACGCCGATGCATATCGTGCCGCCAAGGAGGCGGAAGGCAACCTCGCCTTGAGCGGCGCAAAAACCGAGGCGGACAAGATCGTCTCCGCGGCAAGCGGCGAGGCCGCCGGACTCGTGGCGGCCGCCAAAGCCGCAGCGCTTGCCGATACGCAGGCCTCGGCCGACGCGCGCAATGAGCTTGCCGCGCTCAAGGCCGAAATCGCCAAAACCAAGCGAGAGCATGAAGCGGTGCTCGCCGCCCACGGCGAGGCAAGCGCGAAGCTTGATGACGTCAACACCGAGATCAGCCGGCTCAAGAGCCGGCTCTAGGAGAGCACCATGTCGGCCTATACCATCTCCAACCAGAACGCGGGTTCTCCGCAGAACCTGGGTGCGGCGTACAAAACCATCCTCGCCTGGAACGCCGCGACCGGCGCCACCACGCTACGGCGCACATGGCTTCTCGAGGCCGAGGTCGGCGCCGACAACGTGCCGAACGCGACAGACTGCAACATCGCGTGGTCGATCGACGTGATGACCGCGGCCGGCACCGGCTCGGCGCTCACCCCGCAGCCCAACGACATCGGCGGCGGCGATGCGGCGGCGCTCGCCACCTACACGGCAAATTACACGGCCGAGCCGACCGTCACCGCCAACTCCAACCTGTTCTATCTGCCGCTCAACCAGCGCGCCTCGCAGCGCATCCAGCTGCGCGACGAATACCGCGCCATCATCGGCCCGGCCGTCAACCTCAAGGGGCCGGTGGTCCGCGCCAAGTCGCCGAACTACGCGTCCACGGTGGGCGTCTCCGGGATCGTCATGGAGTGACCGGGTGCTCAAGCCACACGGCTACTCCGTCATTACCGATCCGGGGGCAAAGCAGCTCAAGACCGAGGCCGATCTCGCCACCTGCATCCACTGCCGCCATATCGATTTCACCAAGAACGCCGAGACCGGCAAGTTCGAGGTGATGATCTATCGGCCGGACGGATCGTTCTATTTCCGCGAAGCCGGCCGGTGTCGCAGCTGCGACGATTACATCTGTCCGCGCTGCGCTCCCTGCGAGAGAGGCTCGCTCCATTCGCTGCGCCGCATCGAGGCGGAAGAAAAAGCCGCCCGCAAGTTCGTCTGCTTCTAGAGGATAGATCATGTCCGACCACGCCAAGTGCAAGAACGCCGCCTGCCATCCGGTGCTGCAAATCCGCGGCGAGATGGGCGCGGGAGACTACTTCGGCGTCATGAAGGCGGATGGCCTCACGCCCGATACCGACCATCACAAGACGGTCGAATTGACGGACGCCAACCGCAACGACTGCCGCATCGCCTGCAAGACGTGCGCGCTGGCGACGCCGTGGGCGATCAAGGATGCGCCCGGCATGCCGAACGTCGGCGTGGCGTTTTCGCAAACGCAATGGGCCGCTGCGGTCGCCGCGAAGGTGCAGAAGTCGGATATGCTCGATGCGCTGCGCGCCCAATTCGGGGACGAGGCGATCGAGACTCACTTCCGGTTCAGCCTCTAAGCCATGGCCTATTACGATGCGCTGATTGCGGAATGGCCGTCCCTCTCTCCGGGGACGACTGCTGCGAAACTTGCGCAACTCAATGCGCTGACCGTGACCGGCACAGTTCCCACGTCGTTTTTCGTGACGGGAGATCAGCTTCTTAACTGCATCAACTGGACCGAGTTCGCGGCATTGACGGCGCAGCAGCAGAGCAACCTGCTCGCCCTCTGTCAGGTGCCGGGACAAATCCTCGGGGGAAGCGGGAACACCTCGCACATGGCGCCGGGGATGTTCATTGCGTGTTTCAGCTTGCAGGGCGCGACCATCGCGGCGCTGACGGCGCTGGCCAAGGGCGCGACGCAGCCGTGGTGGCAGGCGAACGGCTATCCTCGTCCGTTTGACTTGGGTGACATCGCCACGGCAGGGCTAGCCTGATGGCTACCAATTTCCTCTGGGGTCCGGTCGGAACGGTTCAGCATTTGCTGACGACCGAGATGAACGCTCTTGTGACCGGGACGCTCACCGCCGCTGGGCCGGAGATCAACAATTCTGCAGGCTATCAGCAAGGTCTCTTGTACTTGCATCTGGCGTCAGCCGCGTTCGTCGCCGGCAACTTCGCAAACGTATATTTCGTCCCATCGAACGACACCGCCGGATCGATCTATCCGACCGTGACATCGCTGGCCGCGTGGGGTGGTAATAACTATTTCGTCGGTACGATCGCCATCAACGGTTCGACTGCGGCGCAGAACGAGACGCTGTTCGTGCCTTACATTCCACTGGGAAAGTTCAAGACATATCTTGCAACCGGCGGCTCGTGCCCGACGCTGGGTGCGACTTTGAACACACTGGACCTATACCCGACGCCAACTCAGTATTGACCTAAAATGGCATATTCTCTTTCGAGAACACTGCCAAAAAAGCGTCTACCGGTCGGTGTTCCTCCGGGAACGCGAGGGCTCACCAACTGGTGGCCGCTCAACGACGGCTTTGCGGTTAAGTCGCTTCCGGCTGTAGGCGCGATTTACGGCAGCAATACCGCTGTCAATCCCGCGCCGGGACCGCCATACGCAAATCCGAGCAGCGCGGTAGCTGCGACCGCTTCGACGTCGATTATTTCGTTGAGTGCCACGCCGTTCGATTTCGGAGGATCGAGCGGGGCATTCACGTTTTCGTTCTGGGCCTATCTGAATTCGTTCACGACGTTTGATGCGTCCACGCTCGGTCGGTTTGTCTCGTTTGGGGCATCGGCCCATAGCGACGAATTGACGATCATGTGCGGGGCCGCCGGGACCGGCTCCATCGAATTCCGGACGGTCCAAGCCGGCACGACCACGATACAACAGACGACGGCGGCGAGCCTTTTTACTACGGGTATCTGGAATCATTTTGTCGGAACATCGGATGGGACGACGTTAAAGTTCTACATCAATGGAAAGCTGGTCACGCTCTCGGCGGGCGGCAACTCGCCCACCACCGCTGCAACATTCGCGTTTCTCTGCCGAGCCTCTGCTACCCGGACCATCAACGGCAAGATGGCAGATGTCCGGTTTTGCAAAGGCACGCAGTGGAACGACGCGGAGATTGCGGCGCTTTATTTCGGCGCATTCATTCCTCCGCTGGAACTGCCGACGCAGCTTGTAGGCCAAGCGCAAGCCCAGACGATTATCACCGGTTGGCAAAACTACGACGAGGACCCGCCGCGCCGCCGCCGCATCATCGACGAACCCCAGGCCCTCGCGCTCACCCCGGCCACGCTTCCGGTCGGCATTGCCGGAATGGCATGGTACGCGCCGGATGAGCCGGTGCCGCGTCACCGCCGTGTAACCGACGATCAGGCCTGGGCCCCACAGGTTATCGCCCAGCAAGTCACAACGCCACCGAACGGCTGGTGGAACCAGGAAGACCAGCGCCCGGCAAGGCGCCCGCGTTCAGACGATGCGGCATGGGCCATCACGCCGCCGGCACAAGCTCCGACCGGCTGGTTCCTGCAGTCGCCCGATCCGCCGGCAAAGCGACGGCGAGTGCAGGACGATCAGATCTGGGCGCCTCCGCCACTTACGCTGCAGGCCCCGAACGGCTGGTTCTGGCAAGCGTCCGACGATCCTACCCGGCGGCCGCGCCGCGCCTCGGATGAGGTTGCCTTCGTCCCGCTGCCGTTTCCGACGCCGACGATCGCGTGGATGGCGCCGCCGAGCGATTACGTGCGCCGCCTGGCGCGGAGGGACGAGCCGCCCGCATGGGTGCCGCAGACCTTCACGGCAGCGTCGACCATCGCCGGCATGGCGTGGTATGCGCCGCCGGAGCCATTTCGGCGGCGCGAGCCGCCACCGGAGCCGCCGCCCGCGCTGGTTCTGACCCCGGCAACCTTGCCGGTCGGGATCAGCGGCATGGGGTGGTTCTCGCAAGCCGATGATCGGCGCCGCAAGCCGATAGACACGACGGCAAACGATATCGCGATGCCGTTCGGCGTCTTCGTCACGCCGCCCAATCCACTCAAGGCGGTCGAATGGCTCATTCGCGCCCGCCGCAGAGGCCGTCGATGATCTTCCGCCACATGCCCGATGCGCCCGAGACCGCCGAGCACGAGGCCAAAACCGCCATCGCAGCCCTTGAAGGATGGGCGAAGCGCGCCGGCGTCGAAATCTCGAGCTTCCGTATCGTCCCGAACGCTCCATGGGAGAACCGGGAGATTTCCGTCGCCGGGCAGAAGCCGGATGGCGAGTGGATGCGCAACGGCTTTTCGATCGACAATCTGTCGGAGCCGGCCGAGCTCGACGCCGTCCTGATCCGCCTCGCATCCGAGCGCGGCTGGGCCGAGTACCGCACCGTTTCGTGAGCGCCTGACGATACAGGCGCAGGCCAGAGCGGGCCTGCTTCACCGCTCTCACGTCCGCACCGAACGAGATCGGCGCACACGTCGGCACCGGACGATACCGGTGCAACAGGCCGCCGCTGATACGGGCGCTCGTAGTCGCTGACGACACAGCGAAACTCAAGGAAAACCTATGGCTGCCAATCGAGGGTCGGCGCGAGCCGGCAACGGTGCGTCTGCGCGCGCATCTTCTGACGAAGTGAGCGAGCAGGAATACACCCGCACCATCAACGCCGCGATCGCCAACACGGAAGACGAAATCTTCCGCGAGGCATCGGCGGAGACGCCGTTGGAGCATGACGGCGACACCTCGCTCGAAGAGATGGGCGAGGGCCTCGAAGGCGAAGAGATCGAGGAAGAGGGCGAAGAGGGCGGCGAGGCCGACGACGACTCCGAGGAGGGCGAGGAAGCCGGTGAAGCCGAAGGCGAAGAGGGCGACGGCAAGGGCGACGAGCCCCAGCCGCAGGCCCGCGGTCGCGACCAGCAGCAGGAGCAACCGCGCGACCAGCGCGGCAAGTTCCAGCAGCAGGGCCGCGACCAGCAGCAGCGTGACCGGCGCGAGCCGGCCATTCCGCCCGCTCGCCTGCGAGAGACCACCGCACGAGCCCAAACCGCCGAGGAGCGGGCCGAGCGGCTCGAGCGCGAGCTTGCGGAGATGCGAGGCCGGCTGGACGAAGTGTCCAGGCGCGCCACCGCGCCGCCGGCGCAGCAGCAAGAGCAAAAGGTCGACGCCGAGCCGGACATGTTCGCCGATCCCGAGGGCTGGAAGTCCTGGAACCGGCGGCAGGCGGAGCAGATCGCAAAAGAGCACGCCAACAACGCGCTCGCCGGCTACCGCCAGGAGCAGCAGCAGCAGGAGATGCAGCGGCTCGACACGAACCTGCAGGCCCATGCGTGGGGCCGGCGCGGGTTCGAGTTCAACGCCGCCTATCAATCGCTGACGCGGCTCGATCCGCGCGATCCTCAGGCCCAGGCGCTGGTGCGCAACATCACCCGCGCTGCGGACCCGGGCCAGGCCATCCTCGACTGGTTCGAGGAGACCGGCGGCGCGGAGGACTTCCGCGAATCGATCCTCGAACAGCTGCAGCCGCGCCAGAACGGCCGCGGTGTCCAGCCTCGCCAGCAACAGCAATCTCGCCAACCGCAGCCGCGCCAGGTTTTCCGCGGTCCCCGTACCCCGCCCTCGCTCAACGGCGCGCAGGGCTCCAACTCACAGCGCGAACATGATCCGGAGATGCTCGACGGATCGGACGGCTCTGTCTTCGAATACGCAACCCGCCGCTAAACCGGGCTGATCTTTCTACTGCCGCTACGACTGCATCAGCCATGACCCCGAAAGGTAAAGGGCCATGGCAGTCACCACTGTCTCCGCCAACAATAAACTCATCGTCTTCCGCAAGGAGGTGACGAGGGAGTACATCCGCCAGAACCTGTTCTCGCCCTACATCGGCTCGGAGATGACCGCGATCATTCGCGTCATCAATGACCTCAAGAACGGCGGCGAGCAGATCAACATTCCTCTGATTGCCCGCCTGAAGGCGCAGGCGATTGCGACCGGCACGCTGGTCGGCAACGAGGAAGGGATCGACAACTACGGCGACCGTGCCTGGATCGACTGGGCGCGCAACGCCGTCAAGATCCCGAAGTCGGAAGAGCAGAAGTCCTCGATCGACCTGTTCGGGCAGGCTCGCCCGCTCTTGGAAGACTGGGGCAAGGAGCTGCAGCGCGACGAGATCATCGACGCGTTCTTCGCCATCCCGCTCGACTCGACTGCTCCGGCCGGCCTCAACAGCCAGTTCGGCCAGCGCGTCAACGGCGCACTGTTCGATGCGGCGACCGCGGCCCAGCGCAACACCTGGACCACCGACAACGCGGATCGCATCCTGTTCGGCGGCTCGCAGGGCAACCTGGTCGCCGGCAACTTCGCGTCTTCGTGCGCCAACATCACCGCCGGCATGACGCTGTCTGCCGCGGCGATCCTCAAGATGAAGCGGCTCGCCAAGAAGGCGAACCCGCGCATCCGGCCGTACAAGCTCAAGAACGGGCGGGAATACTTCGTCCTGTTCGTCGGTCCGAACTGCTTCCGCGACCTGCAGAGCGACACGACCATCATCAACGCCAACACGCAGGCGCGCCCCCGCGAGGGCGACGGGCTCGACAAGAACCCGCTCTTCCAGGACGGCGATCTGCTCTACAACGGCATCATCATCCGGGAAATCCCGGAAATGGATGTGCGGTTGCCGGTGTTCTATACGACCGCCGGGTCCGGAGCGATCCAGGTTTCCCCCACCTTCATGTGCGGCCAGTCCGCGCTCGCTTGGGTGTGGGGCCGCATGCCGCAGCCGACCTTCCTCAAAGAGGACGATTACCAGTTCTACCGCGGCGTCGGCGTGATGATGGCCTATGGCATGAAGAAGATCGCCAAGAAGAACCCCGCCGGCAACTACAAGGAATGGGGCGTCTTCACCGGCTTCTTCGCGAGCCAGGCCGACACCTGATCGCCTGATCTGAACTGAGCGCGCGCGGCCGGCTGGATGGGCCGGTCCGTGTCTGACTTGGGGTTCGACTCCCCGCTGCCGGGGCTACGGCTACGCGAAAGCTATGTTCCGCGGTCCGCAGGATCGAAACCTGCCCGCGCGCGCTCTTCATCTCAACATCCATCAAGGACACCTCCCATGAAGCTCTTCCGCAACCTCGCGGCAGCGGCCGGCATCGCGCTGTCGATGCTCGGCGTCGCCGCCCTGACGCTGGCGCCGGTCGCCAACGCGCAGGTCATCACCTCGACTACGAACCCGCGGCAGGCGACGCCGCGCCAGTTCCAGACCCAGCAGACGCACTTCATCCGCGCCACGCTCAACTTCAATATGTGCGTGCAGTCGTCGAACGCGTGCACGGTCAAGCTCGCCAACGCGAGCCTGCCCTATAACTCGATCGTCAAGGCGGTGACGGCCTACGTCTACACCGCCTTCAACTCCACCACCTCGGACGTGCTTATTCTCGGCACCACGTCGGCGAATGCGAACGAGATCGTCTCTTCGACGATGAATATCCATTCGCAGGCGACCGTGACGGGCACCGTGGTGGCGACTGCGTTCAACTCGACCGGCAACACGGTCGCGCAGTCCGGCACCAACGGCGGCCTCGATCTGTGGGTGAAATGGACGGCGGGCACCGGCAACACCGCGACCGCTGGTCTCGTCTCTCTGGTGATCGAGTATTTCCCGCCGATCGACGGGCTGTGCACGCCGAACATCGCGCAGGGCGCCGCACCCGCGGGCTGCTGATCGCCTCAACCTGAAAGGCCGGGGTGACCCGGCCTTTTCTCACGACGTCGCTGCCGCCGACGGACGCGGCCCGGGCGGAACCGGGCAATCCCCTCATCAAAGGCAGCAGCCATGTCCGTTTTTCGTCGCCTGTTCGTGGGCGAGCTCATTTTCGAATCCGCGCAAGACGGCGTCGTCGCCAAGGCCGGCGGCGGCCAGACCAACGCGTTCAATCTCGGCCCGACCGAGATGAACCGCATCACCACGGTCGCGACCGCGGGTGACAGCGTGAAACTGCCGCCGGCGCAGCCGGGGCTTGGGCTGATCGTGCTCAACCACGGCGCCAACCCGATGCAGGTGTTCGGCACCGAGGGCGACACCATCAACGATGTCGCGACCGCCACCGGCGTGTCGCAGATGGCGAACTCCTGGGTGTTCTACGGCTGCTTCACCGCAGGCGCCTGGTACACCGAAGGCCTTGCCTCGGGCTTTGCGTCGGGCTTCGCCACGTTCTCGGCGGTCGATAGCCTCACGGCACTCGCCGGCGGCGGCCAGGCGGGCGCGACCCCGATCACCCGCATGTACAACCGCTTCTCGACGGTCGCGACCGGCGGTGACAGCTCGCTCCTGCCGGTCTCCAAGTCCGGCATGGAGATCACCGTCACCAATGCGGGCGCGGCGTCGATGAACGTGTTCCCGGCGACCGGCGAGGCGATCAATGCGGGCGCGGCCAACGCCGCCTTCGCGGTCGCGGCCGGCAAGACGGCGACGTTCTACTGCGCCACCGCGGGGCAGTGGCACACGATCTTGTCGGCGTAAGCCAGACACCACCCTTTCGCCAACAGGAACACGCCACCATGGCCAAGCTTGTCTATCAGCCGACGCCGGATGATCCCGACGCGACCACGGTCGCCGGCCTCACCTTCGCGGCCTACGAGCCGACTGAACTCGACGACGGCACCCAAGCCGACCTCATCGCCAAACTCAAGCGCAATCCCTGGTTCGCGCTCGACGTGCCGGATCAGGCCCGCTTCCTGAAATGGAAGTCGGTGCGCGACGCACAGAACCAGGCAGCCTCGCATCGGGCGGCCGCCGACCATCTCGATGCCAACCCGGAAGCGGCTGCGGCACATGCCGATGCGGCGTACTCGCAGGCGGATAGCGTCCTCGCCGACGCTCGCGCCCGGGCCGCAACCGCCATCGCGCAGGCGCACGAACTCGTCGCCCGCGCGCAGGCCGAGGCGGATGCGATCCTCGCCAATGCACACGCGGAGGCCGACGCGATCAAGGCTGTGGCCGGCGCGCCCGCACCGCAGGCCAATCAGACCAGCACCCAGGCGGGCGGCAACGCCTGACGTGCTGCGCGCCGGGCCGCGGCCCGTAAAGCCTAATGCGCCCGTAAAGCGCACGGCCCGGCGCAACCCTCTTTCCCTCTCGCCGCATGAGGACCGACATGGCCAAGACGCAAGGGGCGCCCACGAGCGCGCCGGACGATAAGCCGACGAAAAAGACCACCGCGGAGCTGATCTACCATCCCGAGGAAGGCGACCCGGCGAAGACGATGTGGGGCGGCATCCGCTTCCTCGCCAACGTGCCGACGCCGGTGGCGCTCACCCACTGCATCACGGTTCCGATCCGCAAGGAGACGGTGCTGCCCGACGGCACGATGCAGTCGAAGAACGTGGAGACGCGCGTCTCCCTGGTCGAGCTCGCGCGCAACAACCCGCATTTCTCGGTCGACGGCGAGCGCGCGCAGCGCAAGACCGCATCCGCCCGCCAGCCGACCGATCCCGACACCTATCGCGGCTATGCGGTGGGCTGGATTTCGACGTCGACCTCCGCGCGCGAGATGGATGCGCGCTGGGAGGCGGAAGCGAGCCTGCGCGATAAATGCGGTCTCGAGCAGCGCGATATCGCGTGGCTGATGCCGTTCTTCGAGGCGAACCGCGAGCGCGCCGCGGAGGCCGACAACATGGGCGGCGTGCGCGCAGCCTGATCTGAGCACTCGCCATGGCCGGGCAGTATCGCACCTCGCAGGACCTCGTTACCGAGGTCCTCGCCAATCTGGGCGTGTTATCGCCCGGCCAGAACGTCGAGCCGGAAGACTTCAACTACGTCTCCGAGCTGCTCGATCCGATCGTGCGTAAGCTCGCGGCGCTCGAGATCGTCTACATCCCCGACGTCGACAACATCCCGGGCGCCTTCTTCAAGGACTTGGCGGACATCGTTGCCGGCGAGTGCGCCAACAAGTTCGGCGCGACGCCGGATGATGCGGTGAAGCTAGTGGCCGCCGGGCTCGGCAAGCCTGTGGGCTCTGGCACGGCGGCCATGTCGTTGAAGCAGATGCAGCGCGGTCGGCCCACCGGCGAAGTGCAGCCGAGCGAGTATTTCTGATGGGGACCGGCAAGCCGACGCCGATCCCGTGGCCGCTGTCGTCGTTCCCGGGCGCCAACCCGCAGGAGGGCTCCGGCCGGCTCATCAACTGCTACGTCGAGCCGGTCGGCGATCCGGCGCTGCCGACCGGGCCATCCCGGTTTCTCTGGCGCCGCTCGCCCGGGCTCACGCAATTCGCCACCACGGCGGAGGCCGCCAACACCTATCGCGGCGGGCTCATCGTCAACAACCTCTCCTATGAGGTGTGGGCGAACGTCTACACGGCGACCAGCGCGGGGGTGATGACGTCGCTCGGCGCGCTCGCTGGCACCAAGAAAGTCTCGATCGCGCGCAACCAGGCCGCGGCGCCCGACGTGGTCGCCGTCGATATCGACAACGGCGCGTTTCTCTTCACCGCGGCCGGCGTCCCGGCGGCGCCGGGCTCCTACAACGGCGGCGGCAACCTTCCCCAGCCCAATTCCGTCTGCTTCCAGGACGGCTATTTCTTCTACACCATCGGCGACGGCCGCTGCTTTGCCTCTCCGTTGAACTCGGTCGGCACCATCAACACGCAGACCTTCATCACCTGCCAGGCCAAGTCCGACGTCAGCCTGTTTCGCGGCATTCCCTATTCTGGCCTGCTCTGGCTCTTCACCTCGGGCGACTGCGAAATCTGGCAGGATGCGGCCGGCGTCGCCCCCGCCTTTCCCTACGCCCGCATGTTCGTGCTCGAGTATGGGCTGATCCAGCCCAATGCCATCGCGGGCTGGGAGACCGGGTTCTCCGAACTGATCTGGGTGGCGCAGGACTTCGGGGTCTACTGGAATACGCCGGGCACGTTCGCGCCGATCAAGGTGAGCCCGCCCGATCTCGACCGCCTGATCGAAGCGGAGGCGAGGGCTGGCCACAACATCGAGGCTTCCTGCTACGCCTTCGCGGGTCGGAAATTCTGGGTGCTCGATACCCCGTCGTGGACCTGGGAATTCAACCTCTCGACCAAGAAGTGGAACGAGCGGTTCTCGCTCGCCACCACGGGCCTGCAAGGCCGCTGGCGCGCCTCGGGCGCACATCCGGCATTCGGAAAATGGCTCGTAGGCGACCGCCAGAGCGGCAATCTGCTCTTCGTCGACAGCCAGAACTACACCGAGAACTTCTCCCCGCAGCTCTTCCGCATGGAAAGCGGCCCGGTGAAGGACTTCCCGCAGTCGCTGCGCATCGCGCGCGCCGACTTCGATTTCGACACCGGGGTGGGGCAGAACGTCGGCAACGTCACCACCCAGGTCACAGGTGCTGCAGCGGGCACCGGCGGCGTGATCCGCCTCGCGGTCAAGCAGACCGGCGGCATGACCACGAACGATATCGTCAACGTCTCGGGCGTCACCGGGACGACGGAAGCGAATGCCGGCTGGCCGGTCACGGTGGTCGACGGCACCCACCTCGAGCTGCAGGGCTCGGTTTTCGTGCATGCCTATGTGTCGGGCGGCACCGTGGTGGACGTGACGGCGCCACCGAACGTGATCGATCCGACCATTGCGGTGTCCTGCTCGAAGAACGGCGGGCGCAGCTACGACAATCCGTCGACCCGCAGCCTCGGGCAGCAGAACAAGGTTCGCCGCACCCGCATCTCGGTGAAGAACCGCGGCCTCTCCGGCCCGATCGGGGATCGCTGGCGCATCGAGGCGAGCGATCCGGTGCCGCTGGTGTTCTTCGGCGCAACGCAATCGAGCGATCCGCGCGAAGTCGGGGCGTAAATGGCGACGTCTGCCCCCGCGATCCGCCCGCTGCCGCCGGCCAACACGGCGCTCACGGCCGGCGGGGGAACCCATAGCGTCGGCCCAGGCTATCAGGGCACGGCGCAGAGCAATGGCAACCCGACCGCGCCGGGCCAGATCAGCCAGGTCTATGCGCAGTATCTCGGCTCGCTCGACAGCTTCATCCGCGGGGGAAACTTTCCCGCCGTCTCGGTCAACGGCAATGCGGTGCTCACCGTCGTGGGCGGGCAGACCCTCACCGGCGGGTTCACCGAGACGCCGTTCGACTTCGGCACGGTTACGACAGGCACGATCACGCCGAACCCGTCGAAGTGCCTCAAGCAGAAGGTGACGAACAACGGCGCGTTCACGATCGCGGCTACCGCGGAGGTGGGCGATCTGGAGCTCCTGGTGACGAACGCGGCGGGCGCGGGCGCCATCACGCTGTCCGGCTTCACCAAGCAGTTCACCGGCGACGCCTTCGACACCACGAACGGGCACAAGTTCGTCGTCTTCATCTATGCGTTCGATGCCGGTGTGACGGGCGTGCTGGTGAAGGCATTGCAGTGAGCTTCGGGGCGCCGTTTCCGCCCGGCGGCCCGGTCACGGGCGGCTTCGTGTCGTCGGGCCAAGTCATCGGCTCCGGCACCGTCGCCGGCCTCTCGTTCGGGGCGATCTCCGCCGATCGCTACCTCGTCGCCGTGGTCGGCGGCATCTATGGCGGCGGCGGATCGATCACCGGCGTCACCATCGGCGGGGTCGCGGCGACGATCGTCGCCACCCAGATCAATGCCACGGTCGACGCCGTCATCGCCATCGCGGCGGTGCCTGCGGGCGCCTCCGGCAGCGTCGTCGTTACCGGCCCGACATTCGCCGGCGGCGGCACGCAGGTCTTTCTCTACGCGCTCTACGGTGTCGGCAGCGCGACGCCGGTGGCGACCGCGAATTCTGCCGCGAACCCGTCGTCGCTGCCGCTCAATGGCCTTCCCGGCGGGTCGTTCGCCATCGCCGGCTCGGAAGTGTTCGGCACCATCAATTCGTGGACGAACGCGACGCAGGACAGCCTGCTCACGCAAAGCGGCAGCGAGCGCGGCGCATCGGCGAGCGCCTCCAACCAGTCCGGCAACATCGCAATCGCTTCAAGCATGACGCCATCGGCGGGCGGCCCGGCCTCGGTCGCAGCGGCATGGCGATAGGCCTTGCAAGGAATCGCACGCGATATCACAATCGGTTTGTGAGCGCCCCTAAACCATTGCCGGACCTTGCGCGGCTGAGACATTTGTTCTCCTACGATCCGGAGACTGGCGACCTCACGCGCAGAGTAGCATGTGGTCAGCGCGGCCGGGCCGGCGCGATTGTCGGCACCCTGAACGAGCCGGGCGGATATCTTCGCGTCGTGGTCGACGCGTCGAGTTACTACGTCCACTGCATCATTTGGAAAATGATGAAGGGCCGAGACCCGGCTGTCATGGTCGACCACGAGGACGGAAATAAACTCAACAATCGCTGGACGAACCTTCGTCTTGCGACGAACGGCGAGAACATCTGCAACAGCCGCCTACGTCGCGATAACCGCAGCGGCGTAAAGGGCGTGATCTGGGAAGCTGATCGCGAGCGTTGGCTGGCCTACATCACCGTCAACGGGCGCAATACCAAGATCGGCCGCTTCGAGTCGCTCGCCAAGGCCAAGGGCGCGATCATCGCCGCTCGCATCCGCCTTCACGGCGAATTCTCGCGCGTCGCCTAAAGCGCGCGCAATTCACCTACATCGCTAACCTGTGCCGCCACCCAACGGGAGGCTCCCATCGGCATTTTTGATGGCGTATTCAACACCGTGCCGCAGCAGAAGGCGGCGGCGGATCAGACGGCCGGCATTTCGCAGGGCTACGGCCAGCTTTCCGACCTCGCCAATCAGGGCCGCGGCGCGCTCACCACCAACTTCGCCGCCGGCCTGCAGCCGTTCCAACAGAATTACGACGCGGCGAGCGCGGGCCAGACCGCCTACGGCAACGCCACCGGCGTCAATGGGCCCCAGGGAAGCGCGGCCGCGCTACAGGCGTTCCAGAATTCCAACCCAGGCTATCAGTTTCAGCTCCAGCAGGGCGAGAACGCGATCCTCGCCAACCAGGCGAAGACCGGCCAGCTCAATTCCGGCAACACCAACCTGGATCTACAGACCTACGGCCAGGGCCTCGCCAACCAGTCCTACAATCAGTACGTCCAGAACCTGCTGCCCTACCTCGGCGCATCGAACTCGGCCGCACAAGGCGTGGGCTCGCTCTATTCCAACCTCGGCACCAATCTCAACAACTCGTTCAGCCAGCAGGGCAACGCCGCCTACGGGGCGAACGCCTCGATCGGCAATGCCAATGCGAACGCCGATCTCGCGCAGTCGGGCGTGAACGCAAACATTCTCGGTACAGGCGTCGGCGCCGCGAAGGCGCTGTTCTCGATCTAGGGGCTTAACGATGGCCGACAACAATCCATACCTGACCGTCGGCGCACCGAGCTATGCGAGCCCGCTGGTCAATCTGTTCGGGCCGCAGCAAGGCCAAGGCCAGCCGCAGCCCGGCCAGCCGCAGCAGGGCGGCCAGCCCCCGCAGCAGCAGGGGGCAAGTCAGCAATACGGACAGCAACTCGGCGCCGTGCTGTCGAAGCTGTTCGGGCTCGGGCCGATGCAGGGGCAGGCGCCCGCTGGCCGCCCACAAATGACCGTCGCAAATCCGCCGGATGTCGACGCGGCGATGCCATGGACGAGAGCCGCGAACAATTTCCAGCTTTCTGCCAACCGGCAGGGCGCCTTGGATGCATATCGCAATCTCAACGATCCGACCTTGCGCCGTAGCGATGCCAATGACGCCCTGGCGATCTCGGACGCCGTAAGAGGCGGTGTCGCTCCGGGGCCAAAAGGCTTTGGCTACTGAGGGTCACGCATGGGTGCGAGCGACTATTTTGTTGGCGCGGCCCCGCAGGGTGCGTCGTATGCTGCGCCGCTGATCGGCTTCCAGCTCGGCCAGGCGATCGGCAACCTGCCGAAGGATTACTTCGACGCGACGCAGCGCGCGCGCCAGCTCGCGATGCAGAATGCGTTCCCGAATGGCCTTCCGATGAAGGACGGCCGCGTCGACGTCAACGCGATGGCCAACACGGGCGCGAAGCTTGGCGGTTTAGAGTACGGCGAGAAGCTCCTGCCGTACCTGTACGGCGACCAGTCCGGCCAATCGATGCAGGACCTTGATTCGTGGGTCCGCGGCGGCGGCACAGGCGCGCCGGCCGGCGGGCCTGCGAATGCCAACATGGGTCCGGCAGCGACGCCATCGGCAGCCGGGCCGGCAAACCTTCGCATGGGACAGGGCGGCGGCGCGCCGCAGGCCCAGCCGCAAGCGCCTCAGCCTCAGCCTCAGCCTCAGCCTCAGCTTTCCTCCGCCGGTACCGACAACAACGGCTCCGACACCATTCGCTCGGTCGCCACCGAGGCCTTCGGCGGTCGCGACGTCTCGCCGATGATTCCGCGCTTTGCCGCCGCGCTCGGGGTTTCGTCCGATGCGCCGTTGACGGCCGAGCAGGTGACGCGGGCGCGCGCCATCATGGGGCGTACCGCGCAGGCCTCCGGCGGCGCACAGCAGCCGCAGGCGTCGGCGCCGAACCTTGCCGACACCACGGGCGGTGGCGCGCCGGTGACGGCGCTCGGAGGCGCCTCGGGCGCGCCGGCGCCGCAGGCCGCGCAGGCTCCGCAAGCACAGCCCCCGCAGGTGGCGGCGCCCAAGCCGGGCGAGGTCGGTGCCGCCGGTGTGCCGTTCAGCGAGTATCCGACCGCGATGGAGCGGCTGGCGCGCGCTTCCGCGCTCTCCAACGCCGCTGCGGCGCGCGCCGGGCGCTTCAACCCGCAGGCGGCGGCGGCGATGAGCAAGCAAGCCGAACTCTACGACACCCGCCGCAAGCAGATGTACGAGGAACTCGCCCAGCGCGGCCAACTCACACCCGAAGTTAAGAACGCCCTAGCTTCAGGCAGCGGCAGCCCGCTTGATTACGAGAACAAGAAGGCGCGTGGCTCTGCAGAGGCCAAAAATACCGAACTCACTACCGAACAGAAGAACGCAGGCGTGGCGGGCGCGCCATTTGCGCCGGCGGGCGGAAATGCGAGCGTAAATCCGGTGCTGGATTTCCAGCGAAAACAGGAAGAGCAAAAGAGCGATATCGCACGCGGCGAGAAGCAGCTCGGCGGCATCCAGGCGCAGGCCTCGCAATACGAGCGCGACCTTAAGCCCTATCTCACGCTCTCGCGCTCGATCCTCAACGACCCGCAAATGTATACTGGCCTTGGTGCCGAGGCCACGCTCAACTGGGACAAGGTCAAGGCTTACTTCGGCGACAACAAGGCCGCCATGCTCAAGGAGGCGCTGTCGAAGGTCACGGCGACGTCGGTGCTTTCGCAGATCAATACCCAGCGCGATCAACTCCAAGAAGCCGGCGGCGCCTCGAGCCGGATTTTCTCAGCCCAGGTCGACCTCGTCGAGAAAGCAGCCCCGGCGCTCCAGAACACGCTCGGCGGCAACCGCTTCCTCGTCGAGGTTTCCGGCCGGATGGGCGAACTGTCCTCGCGCGTCGCCCAGATGGCCCGCGACTATAAGCAGGCCCATGGCCATCTCGACGTCGGCTTCGACAATGAAATCGCCCGCTACATGGAGGCGAACCCGATCTTCAGCAAGAACGAGCTCGCCCACCCCGAGCTGATCGGCGCGCCGACCTCGCCATTCGACGACGTCAAGCGCACGGCCGCGTGGGCGCACAAAATGGGGCTCGGGCCCAACGATCCGATCCGGACCCCATCGGGCCGCTATATCCCGGTTTCCGCGCTCACGCCGCAGCGCGGGCAGGCCGCGCCAGCCGCACCGCAGGCCGCGCCGGCACAGGGCGGGTAGGGCATGACGCCCGATTTGCAGCCGACCGGTCCGAGTGGCATTCCCACCATCACGGTCCGGCCGCGTGCCAACACGTCGGCACCGCAGGCGCAGCCAGAGGGCTCGCTTGACAGCCTGCCGGAATGGCAGCCGCAACAGCAGGCGCAGCCGCAGGCCGCTCCGGGGCCGCCGGCGCCGGGCGTTGCGGCGGCCCCCGCACAATCTCTCGACGCGCTCCCGGAGTGGCAGCCCGCGGCCGAATCGGCCGAGCCTGGCCGCGAGATCGGAACCGGCGACGCAGCGCTCTCAGGCGCCCGGGACGCGCTTACCTTCGGGTTCCAGCCGGCGCTTGCCGGTGTTACCGAGGCCTCGAAAGCGGCGACCGGACCCGTTGAGACCGTTGCTGGAGGCGTCGGTAGCGCGCTCGATCTCGCCAACCCGCTTTCGTTGGTCTCACAAAAGCTTGGGCTGCCCTCCAACCATGACATCGTGCGGGGGGTGACCGGCCTCATTCATCACTATGGCTCGAGCGAGCAGGATCAGGCCGTCCAGGAGGCCTACCGGCGCGGCCGGGAGGCGGCACTACAGGATCAGCAGCTCGCGCGCGAGCAGCATCCGGCGGCGTATACGGCTGGCCTGGTGGGCGGCAGCCTGCTCACGCCCATTCCGGGCGTCGGCGGGGGCGGCAGCCTGCTCGCCAATGCGGCGCGGACGGGCGCGGCTGGCGTCGCCACCGGCGCGCTCCAAGGCGTCGGGGCTGGGGTGAGCGAGGGCCAGGCCTTGCCCGAGGTGGCAGCACGAGGGGCGCGGGGCGGGGCGGTCGGCGGGGTCGTCGGCGGGGCGGTCGGCGCCGTGTTGCCGCGAGCCATTGGTGCCATCACCCGCGGCCAGCGGGCGGCACGGACCGCGGAAGAGCTTGGCGCGCCGATCCCGCGCGGCCTCGCGTCTGATCGAGCCGCGATCAACGCCGCGACGGCTTCCGCCCGCTCGGTCCCGCTGGTGGGCTCGCGGATCAGCTCGGCCGTCAATCGGACGCAAGAGGCCGCCGGTAACAGGGTCGAGGACATCGCTTCCGGCATGACCGGCGGGGCGCTCGATCGCGCCGCCGCCGACACGCTGGTGAGGCCGGGACTACAGCAGGCGATCGAACGCAATCGACAGGCGATCGATGCGCTTTATAACAACGCCCGTAGCCGGATCGACACTGCGGCGCGGTTCACCATGCCGCGCACCCGGGCGACGCTCGACGCGGTCGAGGCGGCGAGGCGCCAGGCCGGGCACGTCAATCCCGCGGAGGGGCTGCAGCAATTCCGCAACGTCGCGAACGGCGCGACCTTCAACGGCGCGCACCGCGCCCGGGTCGATGCCCGCGAGGCCGGCAACGGCCTGGTGCCGCATCCCGGCTATAACGCGGCCGACTACAACAGGCTGACGCGCGCCATGACGGCGGACCTTCGCGCCATCGTCCATGCGGCGGCGCATGGGACAGCGGCGGAGAAGGCCGCGGCGGTGCACGCCTTTGATGAAGCCGAACGCGCATTTGGCCCGCTCGCGGAGATGAACAGCCGGCTGAACCGGCTCGCCAATAGTCGCGGCGAGGGGGCGATGAGCAGCTTGCTCGGCGCCGCCCGCGAAAAGGGCGGCGATACGCGCCTGCTGGCGGAGCTTCGCGCGACCATGCCGCGCGCCGAATTCGAGCAGATCGGCGGCGTGCTCTTGCACGAGCTCGGACAGAACGCGGCGACGGGAGAATTCAGTCTCGCGAAGTTCGTCACCGAGTTCAGCAAGACGTCGCCTCGCGCCCGCGCGATCCTGTTTTCGCCCCAGCACCTTCAGGAGATCGAAAACATCTTCGAGATGGGGCAGCACATCAAGGGCGCGCTCCGGGAGTCGAACTCGTCGCATACCTCGAATGCCCTGATCCTGTTCGATCTGGCACGCGATGCCGTCTTGGTCGGCGGGGGCGTGGCAATGGGTGTCGTGAGCGGGGCCAGCGTGGCGACGGGCGGCGCCGCGGCGGCGCCCGCGGTCCTCTTCGCTCGCTGGCTAGCGAGCCCAGCGACGGCTACCTCGATGAGCCGGTGGTCGACGGCCTATCGCGCCATGACGCTCGGCCAGCCAACCCCGGCGCGGATCGCGGCGTTCAACATCGCGTCCCGCAACCTCGCGAACAATCTCGGGCTGCCGGTGGATAAGGTGCTGCAGGCCGCGCAGAACCGCCTCACAGCCCGCGCGGACGACGACACCGAAAAATAGCATCCAGAACTGCCACGGCCAGGCGAATAGCCATGCGGCCGCGAAATATGCGGTCCAGGCTGCATCCCATATCGGAAAACGATCAATGAAACGCATGTCGCGCTTTCTGCTCGCGCTCGCGAGCCTAGCAGCACTGTGGCTGCCGGCAAGGGCGGCGGGGACTCTGCCCATAGCTTTGACGCAACAGTTCAAGTTCTCCGGCTGCTCCAACACCTCGGCCGCCTGCGGCCAGCCGCTCAACGGGGGGCTGCTGTATTTCTTCCAAGCCGGCACGGTCGCGACCCGGCAGGACAGCTTCACCGATCCGAGTCTGACCACCACGAACCCGTGGCCGCTTCCGCTCGATGCCAATGGCCGCGTGCCGCCGTTCTACCTCGCCGACGGGTCCGTGCATGTCCGGCTGACCGACTCGGCCGGGTTGGTCCAGTTCGACTACCCATCGCTATTGGTGGTTGGGGCGAGCGGGGGTGGCGGGTCCGGCGCGGTGATCGACGTCACTACGATCGCGAGCGTCGGCGATACCAAGTTTCGTCAGGCTGCGGCGACGCTCTCCGGCTGGGTTCGGCTCAACGGGCTCACGATCGGCTCGGCGACGTCGGGCGCGAGCGAGCGCGCGAACGCGGATACTCAGGCGCTGTTCGTCTATCTCTACGGCATCTGCGACAATACCCATTGCCCAGTTTCAGGCGGCCGCACAGGTAACGCGCTCAACGATTTCAATGCCAACAAGGCATTGACCGTGCCCGATTGGCGCGGGCGGGGCCCTTGGGGCCTCGACGACATGGGCAACGTTGCGGCTGGCACGTACAGCGGCGTGCCGTTCTCAGGCAGCGACACTGCGACCACGGCTGGCGGCCTTGCGGGTGAGAATGCTCACACGCTCACCACGGCCGAGATGCCGTCGCACAATCACGGCGTTACCGATCCGGGGCATAGCCATACGATCAGCTCAACGGCGGGCACGTTCGGCGTCGTTACCGGCTCCGGGGGCGCATCCGCTAATCCGCCTTCTGTTCAGAGCACGAGCACGGCGACAACCGGCATCACCATCACCAATACCGGCGGTGGCGGCGCGCACAACAACATGGCGCGCATCGTGCTCGGCGTCTGGTTCATGAAACTATAGGCGCGCGTCGCGACGGATAGCGCGAACGAAAAGCCATGCCGTGACCGCGATGATCGCGAGAACGAGGCCTGCAGCGAGTAGTAACGACATAGGCGTCTCTCCGGCCATCCCGCAACCCTATCCGCCCCTTCTCCCTCCTGCAACCATCCCGAGAGCCTGTTGAAATGTACGGTTGGCCCACCCGACTAGAGCCGGTGAGCAACCGGGAGGACTTCGTCCTGCCGGTGTCGATCTTCGACGATGAGCTCAAACAGCCGATCAACCTCTCGGGCACCAACGGGACCGCCTTTACTGGCGCAAGCTGGACGGTGACCGACGGCGCGATCGTCACCGCCTCGGTGACCTCGATCGCGATCCCGGCTTTCCCAATCGGCAATCAGTTGTCCGCGCTGGCGCTCACCGTCGGCACCAATCTCGGCATTCTCGCCGGCGACCCGGTCTCGATCGTCGATCCGTCCGGGCAGAACACCATGCTGGGCTACGTCATCTCCTACGCGAAGGCGACCGGCGCGCTGGTGGCGCAAATCGGCATGAGCTTCACCTTCGAGATCAGGAAGCAGGGGCCGCATAGCCCGGGCTACGGCTATGGCGGCTATCCCGCCTTCTTCGACTTCGGCACCCCGAGCGGGAATGCGGCCGAACTCTCCGCATCGCTCGGCAACGGCATCCTCATCACCGAGCTTGGCTACCTCCAGATCACCATTCCGGAAGTCATGTTCAAGAAGCTGCGCTCCGGGACCTATCGGGCCTCCCTGGTCATGTCGGATTCGGTCAACACGCGGCAGCTGTTCGTCGCCGATCTGCCGGTCATCTATGGCGGGGTGACGTCGTGAGCTTGCCGGCAGCCATCCGCGTCAACACGGCGTTTGCGTTTCCCGCTCTCGTGCAGGGATCGGGACTGGTCACGATCACCAAGGCCAATGGGATTTGGACGGTCGGGTTTTCGGTTGCGGGGCTCGGCATCATCTCGCCGCCCGCCAACGCGATCCCGACCGACTACGTGATCGCCTACGACGCGGTCGCGGGGACGTTCTTCAAGCTGCCGTTGAGCTTCCTGGTCAGCGCGACGCGCGTCCAGCGGCTGGTGACGGGCGCGGGTGGTCTGCCAATCATCGCCGGCGATTCGATCGTCAATCTAAACTGTAGCGCTCCGCTCGCGATCTCGGTGCCGCTCGCGGCATCGCGCGCTGGCGCGCCCCTCACCTTCAAGGACGTCGGCGGGCAGGCATTCGCCAACAACATCACGCTCAATCGCACGGGCGCCGACACCTTCGACGGGCTGACCTCGGTTCAACTCACGCAAAACTATCAGGGCATCACGCTCGTGCCGGCGAACGACGGCACCACGGCAGGATGGTCGATCGAATGAGACGAGCACTCCAGTTTCTTGCCCTTTGGGCCGCCCTCCTGGGCGGCCTTTTTGTTGGCGACGCGCATGCCCAGACCTTTCCGGGCCAGCTCCAGGCCAACAAGCTCTTGGGCAACTGCACCGGCTCGCAGGCCCTCACAACCGCATGCGCTCTTGGGCTCGGCCTCAACAACCTCAATTCCGGAGCGCTCAATGTCGAGCCGGGCTATGCGCGGCTCTGGCCAGCGCCGGGCCAATCGACGACGCCGACGGCGGCGTGGAGGGCCGTCGACCCGTGGGGCCGACCGATCAACTGCGCAGGCACCAATTCGCAGTGCCTCAACGAATTCAACGCCGCCGTCTACGCCAATGGCTGGCCGGCGCGCGTGTTCTGCCAGGGGTCGCAGTTTCCCGGCGGGGCCGAGCCGATCTACATCAATTCGACGGTCACCATCGTCTTCCCGGTCGGCCAGGACATGGACTACGAGGTCGACGCGACCTGCAATTTCAACATTCAGATCACCGGCGCCGCCTCGGGTGTCACGATCGACAGCCAGGGCGCGAGCAAGCTCTGGCTCGACGGCAAGATCGTCTACCAGCCGAGCGCGCCGAACGGAAACACGACGACAAACCCGTCGTGTGCGGTTCTGGTCAATCCGACCACGAATACGGCGGACGGCTTTGCCGGCCTCTATGCCGGCCGCCTGCGGATCAAGGCGCCGGTGGTGGCGCCGCAGGTGCAGCAAGCCATCACCGGGGCGGCCAACAACGGCGGCGGTCTCATCCGCCTCACGGTGGCGTCGACCTCAGGATGGGCAACCAACGACACCAAGACGGTCACGTCCATACTTGGCACCACGGAAGCAAACGGAACGTGGCTGATCACCGTCGTCGACTCGACCCATATCGACCTGCAGAACTCGACATTCGCCCACGCCTATATGTCGGGCGGGTCGGTCTATGGTGTTGCGACCGGAGCGGTGTGCTTCAACACCGCGACCGGCAGCACCATCCAGATGCATGCGATCGAATTGGGCGAGCTCAACGCCAGCAATATCCTGACGGGCGGCTTCGCGTTCTTCGGCAATCTGGTCTATGGCGCCGGGCTCACCACCGGCTTCATGCAGAACATCGTCACGACCGGCCAAGTGCACGGTGCGGTGCAGAAGGGGACGGCGGTCGGATTCACCGGCGACCCCCATCAGGTGAACTACAACGGCAATCAGTGGCAGATCAACAACTGCCAGATGGCGATCGTCGCCGGCTCCGCGGTCTCGCGCTGTCTCGACAGCTTCGCATCGAGCGACAGCTACCAGCTCGGCCCGATGAACAACGCCCAAGGCGGGCTCACCAGCGGTGTCGTGCTCGAATCGGGCGGATCGTTCAATACGGTCAATTATGCCAGCATCACCGGGGCGACCAGCGTAAACGTCATCGATAGCGGCACCTGCAACAGCTACTCCGGTCCGCAGGGCAGCCAAGTCTCCTACATCAGCGCGACGGGATCCTGCACCAAATTCCTGCCGCAGAACGCGGCCACCGGAAACCTCGAAGCAGCGTTCCTCGGTTTCCAGACGGGGCGCTACATCACTGGCCGCGCCTACGAGGCTGGAAGCTCGACCACGCTCTCGGCATCCGCAAACGTTCTTTATGCGCAGCCGCTCATCATGGACGGCTCGGCGACATGGACCTCGCTCTCGATCGGCGTGCAGGCGACCGGGACGGCGACCGCTTGCAGGCTCGGCATCTTCAATTCCAGCAACGGCGTTCCGACGACGCTTCTGCTTGATGCCGGAACGGTTGCAGTCACCGGCACCGGAACGCAGTCGGCGACGATCAGCCAAGCGCTTCCGGTCGGCTGGTACTTTGGTGTCGTGGTGTGCAACGGCACGGTGACGCTCTACGGATCGTCGCCCGGCAACAACCAGGTCTCGTCCTATCACGAGGCGATCGGCACGGCCGCGATCGGCGGCGGCATCGACGCGCAGCAGAGCAAAGCCTTCACCTACGGCGTTCTTTCGGGCGCGAGCCCGTGGGGCACGTCGACGTTCACTGCCGCGACCGTTCCGACGATCGCGCTCAAGATGTGAGGTGCCGACATGCGCACTACTGCAGCCATCTTGGCAGTCTTTCTTCTCACCATTGGCCCGGCGCGATCGGCATCGCCAGATTGCCCGATGGTCGCGAAATACAGCGAGATCGCGGGACGGGCGGTCACGGATATCGGCGCCTACACCGCAATGGAACGCGACTTCGTCGCGATCAACGCCGCCCACTGGAAGCAGATGCGGCTGCCGCCGAGCCTCGCCATCCCGGTGACCGCAGACAACCTCTCCGCCAAGGCGGCTGATTTGCAGAAGGTCGCCAAGGCGCGGATCGACAACCTGCGCGCTGCCGGCTGCCAGTAGGCGACCCATGCTCACCTTCACCGCCCCCGCGATCGACATCCCGCGGCTGCCGCAGGCCGTCCTCGACTTCATCACCAACGAGGAAACCGGCGGTAAGGCCTACTACGAAAAGACCGAGATGCATCCCGACTGGCCGGGCGGCGCCTCCGGGGTGACGATCGGCGACGGCTTCGACTGCGGCTATTCCGCCGCGGACACCATCCGCCGGGTATGGGGACCGCATCTCGGGCCGTCGGCGGTCGAAGCCCTTGCGGCGGTCGCTGGCATTAAAGGCAGGCCTGCCGCCTCGCACGCGGCCGAACTCCACTGGATCACGGTGTCCTGGGATGCGGCGATCGCCGTGTTCACCGAGGTCGACGTCCCGGAGTGGACCGGCCACGTGGTCGCCGACCTGCCGAATAGCAGCCTGCTCTCCGGGGTGAGCTTGGGCGCACTGGTCTCTCTCGCCTTCAACCGCGGGCGATCATGGAACATCTCGGCCGAGAACGATCCGGCAGGCCGCTACGCCGAAATGCGCGCCATCAAGGCGCACATGGCGAGCCAGAACTTCTCCCGCATCCCCGGGGAAATCCTCGCCATGCGGCGGCTATGGCCGGAGGGCGGGGACCTGTGGCGAAGGCGGGGGCATGAGGCGGCGCTGTTCACGCAGGGGCTGGGTGCGCCAGTCGCGGTCCCGCAGCCTGCCGCGCCCGCTCCGGCTCCGTCCGCCGCAGCTGCTCCGCACGCTGCCCCAGCGCCGCGGCCCGCTGCCGCTGCGCGCCCGCGCGTTCTCCCCGACCGCAACGCCACCGAGGCCTGACCCATGCGCCGTCTGCCGATTGCCGCGCTGGCCCTTGTCCTCGCGGTGCCGGCGCTCGCCCGCGATCTCGGCCAGTGGGGCAACGAGGCCTCAGTCGTTCGCGATTGGTACGCGCATCTCATGATGCCGGATCACCCTGCGGCCTCCTGCTGCGGCGAGGCAGATGCGTATTGGGCGGATGAATTCGAGGTCGAGGGCGATCACTACGTCGCCGTCATCACCGATACCCGCGACGACGCGCCGTTGAAGCGGCCGCACATCGACCCCGGCACCCGCATCGCGGTGCCGAACCACAAGCTCAAATATTCAGACGGCAACCCCACCGGCCATGGCGTGATCTTCGTCGGTCACGGCACGGTCTACTGCTTCGTCACGCCAGCTGGCGGCTGACTTCGGAGACCGGCAATGAACACGCTCACGCTCGACCCGCAGATGCTCGCCGTGATCGGGCAATATATGGTGCTCGGCCTCGGCATGCTGGTCGCCGCCTTCGTGCGCAGCCACATCAAGAACCAGGGCACCGCCGACACGCTCGATCGCATCCTGCTCAACGCGGTCAATTTCGGCTTCAACATGGTTCCGGGGGCGCTGAAGGGAAAATCCATCTCGGTCGACCTCGGATCCTCGGTCGCCGCGCACGCGCTCAAATACGCGCTCGACGTCGGCGCCAAGGAGGCGGGCGCGCTCAATCTCGACGCGCCCGACATCGCCAAGCGGCTGCTTGCGCGCATTCCCGGCATCGACGGGCAGATGTCGGCCGGAATCGTCCATGACGTGGTTGCCGCCGCCCAGGGACATCCGCCGCCGCTCGACCCTGCCGCCGTGCTGGCTTCCCTGCCGGCGGACGTGACCGCTGCCTTGCACGCGGCCCTCGACGGCGTGATCGCCGCCCGCAGCGCGCCGTCGCTGCAACCACAGGGCCGCCAGGCCGTCGCCTGATCCCGCAATCCTAAGAAACCAGGAGAGACCCATGCGAAAGCTCGCCACCCTCGCGCTCGCCCTCGTGGCTGCGCTCGCCATCGTGCCCGCCCGCGCACAGGCGCCGGCGCCCGCCTCGCCCAACTGCACCGTCGCCAAGACCACCGGGTTCTACGCTGGCGTCAACGCGATCGGCGTCGGCTCCAACCTCGATATCGCCGGGCAAGGTCTCGCCGGCAGCCTCTTCGCCGCGGGCGGGCTCGCCGGCGCCAACGTCGGGTTCCAGTATTGCAAGGGCAATTACTTCGGCGCGGTCGAGCTCTCCGCCGACTATGACCTCTCCGGCATGACGCCGGGGGCAGGGGGTCGCTTCCTGGTGCTGGAGACCATCAAGGCGGGCGGCAGCCTCGCGAGCCTGATCGGCGGCAGCGCGACGCCGGCAACACCGTCGCCCACCATCAACCTTCCTGCCGCCCTCAACGCGCAGCTGATCTCGCCCTACGTGGTGCTCGGCGCCGCGCAGCGCTCGTTCGGCACCGGCATGGTGACCGGCGCCGGCATGGACTTCGCGCTCGGCGGCGGATGGTCGCTCGATCTCTCGTACCTCTACATCAAGTACGACGGCGCGATGGCATCGTCCGTGCTCGGCGTGAGCAACGAGAACCTGGTCAAGATCGGGCTCAACTACGTCTTCTGACGCTTCGCCCTTTCACCCCAAGTCCGAAAGTCGGCCCATGATCCCGCGCGAGCCCGACCACTGGCAGGTCGACCGCAAGATCCCGCTCGCCCTGATCGGCGCCGTGCTCCTGCAGACCGCCGGCATGTCGTGGTGGGCCTCGGGCATGTCGATGCGGGTCGAGCAATTGGAGCGCCAGGCGGCGGGCATCTCGTCCCAATCCGAGCGCATCGTCCGGCTCGAGGAAAAGGTCGGCGGCATTCAACAGGGTATCGCGGAGATCAAGGCGATGCTGCAGCGGGCGAACGTCCCCGGGGTCCCGCGCGATCAGCCGCCCAAGTAGCTGCAGGCGGACGCGGAACCGGCAACGGCAGCGATCCGCGGCCCGGGGCGAAAGCTCCGGCCAAATTGGAGAAATCCATGACCAAGAAACAGGCCCTGCTCAAGCGCGCCGCTACCATCGCCCGCCGCCCGGAGCATCAATGGTGCGATCCCAAGCGCGTATCCAAATGCTACGGCTGCGCGTGTCGGAAGGAAGCGCGAGCGGAACTGCGGAAAGCTTCGCGCTGATTTCCTGATCGTTCCGGCGTCCCATCCGGGATTTTCCCCGCGCTCCGGCTTCGGCCGGGCGCGGGGATTTTTTTGCGTTTCAGGACGGTGGTCCAGCATTAGCGCGGCGAACTCGTACGATGGGAATGCCGGCATGTCTGGCAAGCTTCACCATATTGGCCGTGCCGCGTCCGCCTGGGAATGCGATCACCATGTGGGGCTTGGTAGCCTCTAGCATAAGTCCGTTTCGGATAGGCCCGGCTGCGTCCCCATATTTTTTCCAGTCCGCAGGAAACGCCTGTACGGACACGCCGCGTTCCTTGGCCCATAGCCCAGCAAGTGTGTCGGCGCCCGTTGCCGCGCCGTGAACCAGAAGCTCTATTGGGTTTGCCCAATGAGCGCGATCAAGAATCAAAAAGAGGCGGTCTCGATCATCGTAGCCTCGTCCGCCGCATACGAGAACGCGCTGCTGCATTGTAGTTTGCCTATCTCTTGAAATTGCCGAAAACTGGCCGGGGCGTCGGCTCGCTACTTCCGCACCAGCCCGAAGGCCGGACCCTTGGTTTCCCGCACATCAGCTTTCGCCGATTGGTGAGCATTCTGAGGGCACCCCGAAACTCGTACACGTTCTATCTATAACGGCACTCGTCCGATTGCGCTGTTCATCCGATCGCAGGCCGAGTCGGCCGAACGCTTCTTCTCGTAGTAGGCCACAGGATCGAAGCGGCCATCCGAATAGAGGAAGCCGACGCACCACCATTTCGTGTTGAGCTTGCGAACGGCATACATGCGACTATTGCCCATCAATGACCGGCGAGCCGCCGTTTGACCATGCCATCTGCATGATGAAATCACACGGGATATAGGTCCCATCGGAAAATTCGATAAGCGTATCGCTGCCCAGGTCATGCATAAGGGTAGCGATTGCTCTCATCCCGTCCGCCCCGTGGCGCTTAGCAAGCTCGGCCATCATCGCTTCGATCTGTTCCATGGCAGTCATCGCTTATAAGCTCGTGACTAAGTAAACTGCTTTGCGATACTCGCGGCGGCATTCTTCTGCGCGCTGCTCGGCCTTATCCAGCTCTCGTTTCCAGTGAAAAAGATCCTGCTGAGCCTGCTGGAGCGGCGTTTTTCTCGGCACGGGATCGCGGTTCATCCATGTCTCGGCTTTCATCGCTTTTGCTCCTGCGGCGGTGACTGCTCATCTCTGGACGGCATTGGCGCAATCCACTGCATCCGAGTGCAATCGCATCGCCAAAGAATTTCCCGCTCGGTGACGCCGCTCCCGCACGAACTGCACATCAGGTTTGGCGTAGGATTGTCCGCCTGCTCAACAGCATACGGGACTATGCCATCCCTGACACGCCGCGCGAAATCGCGCACGCGGCGGAATCGGTCGCGACCATCCCACTCGTTCTCCTCGTCGTCCATTTCTGCAATCATGTTGATGCCGCGCTGCAGCCGATTGATCTCGTTGACGAGGTCCTGCTTGCTGTCCATGACGAGCCGGCCCTCTCGATAGGCGCGATCAGCTTGCCGCTTCTCGATCATCTTTCCCTCATTCACTAGGTAGAACTGCGGTGAAAGCGTTCGGTCAGCCAGAGCGCAAGGAACGCCCAACCGGTCCAGTACATCATGTCGAAGTGCGCTTCCCAATTCGGGTGCAGGCCAAATAGGAGCTTCGCAGCTTGATAGAGGGCGCCGACGATTGCCCAGCATATCCAAAGCGCGAGACGGTTCATGACTTCGTGTCCAGAGTTGTGATGTTCTCAAACGAATTGCGCTGCGCTTCCATCAGTAGTCGCCATCCTCCAACACAAAGCAGCGCGGGACTTCGGTGTTGATCTGCCGAACAAACTGCATCCCATTTGGGCTAAGCTTGTGCTCAATGAGCGCCGCCCGCGTCAATTCAATCGCCTGGAGGAGGCTCTCCGCGACCACGATTGAAAGGCCACCGAGATAGTGACCGCCATGCCTGAATTCGTAGACGTTCATCGCTCAGGTTCCGTTTGCGAAGCAGTCGTCATAAGATTTCTTCGTGGATATTCTGCGCGGGAATAACCACACTCGGAATCTGGTCGGCGATATAGTGGCATGACGATGCCTGGTGCTCGTGGTGCTCTGCCTCGATTACCATTGCAGCAGCGCGCTCGCGCAGATGCCGCGCCTGCATTTGGAGATAGTTCGCTCGAAAGAGCCATTCTTGCTTCGTGGTCATCGCGTCTCGCTCCATGCTTCGCGCAGCAGTGCGTTCACCAATCGACACGTCTGGCGATTGTCCCTATTTAGGTTGAAGGCCATGTAACCTTTGCCATTTGGGACAGCGACCTTCTCATGACGCTTTATGGTCTTGCTGAACCTTCTTCCCAGAACATCATCCTGGATGATCGTTCGCTCGACAGCGAACACTCGACCGTCCCGAGAAATCTCGTAAAGCCCTTCGTACCCCGGAACGGGACGAAACTCCTCCTCAGCATCGGGTCGCATATGCGTCATCACTGCCACTCAAAGCAGTTGAGGGATTTATACTTCGGCTGCTTCAATCCCGTTTTCACCAGCAGCTTATGATTTCGCTCGTTCGGGACGCCCTCGACGACTTCAACCTCATATGGCGTGCTGAGCATCCGCGTATTGCACATGCCGAGTGTGATCTCTCTGGCAATGTACTTCCCTGGCTTGTCCGGCACCATGACGTCGTTCCTCGGTGTTGCGGCGTCAGCGCTTCAATTCCGTGAGAGCATCGAACGAGTGGCCGTCCAGCAGCTTGTCCATGCCCGCGATCCAGTCCGGGTGATCGCCGATGCACTCGCCGTCGTGCTGGCGCAGGAACATGA